AGAAAATAAGCGGAATACAGGGGTTGTCAACGAAGTTCGATTCTCTCCACCCCTGCTTAGATTTTAAGTTTAAAAAACCTTGTAAAGCCGCATAAACACTGAAAGAAAGGAGATTTTGAACATCGTCAAATTTCTTTCAAAAATCAAGAGGTAATCACAGAGGTAATCAAAGAATGTCTATAAACGCCGAAAAGGCGTTATTTTTTTGCTTTAAAATGGCGGATAACTGTCTAATTTATGGCGGTTAATCCGTCTTTTTTTATGCAAAAATATAGTTGAAAGAGAGGTAATGCGAATGTTTTCTGATGAAGTTAGAGAAAAAATTTTAAGCAAAGAAGAATTACAGAAACTTGATTTGGTGACATTATCTCTTATTATCCACGCAATCGAAGAGGTTTTAGAGGAGGCAGACAATGAACAATCCTTATCAGACACCTATAATGAATAATTCTTATATGCAATCTCAAAATCCATATATGGATAGAATGAACTTTTTGCAAAATTATCAGCAGAGCTTACAACAGCCAGTGGCAGGAATGCAAATGCCTTTAACAAATCAACAGGCTATGCCGCAACAGCCAGCAGGTATCAACGGAAGAATTGTGCAGGCGGTTGAAAATATCAATGCTAATGAGGTCCCTATGGACGGCTCGATGGCATTTTTCCCTAAACAAGATATGTCGGAGATATACGTTAAAGGCTGGAATGCTAATGGAACTATTAATACGATTGTGTATAAGCCTTATACAGAGCCTAATAATCAGACAATAAATTCTATGGCTAACGCAGAAAACGCTAAATTTACCCTATCAGACGAAAGCACAGAGCTGTTTATGAGTAAGTTTGATGAACTATCAGAAAAGATAGGGCAGTTAGAGAATAGATTTGATAAATCTATAGGAGCACAAAGAAAAACTTCACGAACACAGAGCAAAGGCGGTGATGAAGAGTGAACCCAATTAACATTTTTCGGATGATGAGAGGTGGTCCTCAACAATTTATACAGCAGATAATGGGAAACAATCAGCTTATGAGCAACCCAATGATGAAGAATACAATGCAAATGGCACAGCAAGGCAATATGCAAGGCATTGAACAGATGGCTAGAAATTTATGTAAGGAAAAAGGACTAAATGCAGATGATGTATTTAATCAGATAAAAAGCAGATTTAATAATTAATAGCATATTAGATGTCTTTGCAAATTACCTGGGTGACATCTTTATGAATAAATTAATGGAGGTAACTAATATGTTTAATTCAAATTGTGCCAGCGTACCATTAGTCGCTAATATTGACGGCAACGGCAATAACGGCGGATGGGCTGATGGTGGATGGCTTTGGATAATCGTTGTATTTGCCTTGCTCTTTGGATGGGGCAATGGCGGATTTGGCGGTTTTGGTGGCAACAATGGCGGTGGCTATGTTGCAACAGCTGCTACACAGGCTGATATTCAGAGAGGATTTGATAATTCAGCAGTTATCAGCAAGTTAGATGGCATTTCTAACGGACTTTGCGATGGATTCTACGCTATGAATAACAGTATGCTCACAGGCTTTAATGGCATAAATACAAACATTATGCAGACAGGCTACGGCATCCAGCAGGCTATCAACGCTGATACAGTCGCTAATATGCAGAATACAAACGCTTTACAGTCACAGCTTGCCAACTGCTGCTGCGAGACAAGAGAAGCTATACAGGGTGTAAACTACAATATGGCAACCAACACCTGCGCTTTGCAGAACACAATGAACAATAATACAAGAGATATTATTGACAGCCAGAATGCAGGAACGAGAGCTATTCTTGATTTTCTGACTAATGACAAGATCGCAACATTACAGGCAGAGAACAATGATTTACGCAGAGCTGCTTCACAGGATAGACAGAATGCACTTCTGACTACCACAATGGCAGCGCAGACAAATCAGATAATCGACGCTGTAAGACCTACGCCAGTACCATCATTCCCAGCAAGCAACCTTTACGGATATGCTTACGGATGCGGATGCAATACAGGTTGCGGATGCTAAAAAACTGAATAATCAAGTATCTTAATCGAAAGATTATGTCTGCTAAGCAGTATTACTTAAATTTAAAGGGCAGACTTGTATGGTTTGCCCTTATTTTGTGAAAGAGAGGTAAAAATAATGGAAATAACAGGAATTGCATTACAAACAGTTGCCGCTGGCGAAGATGTTGCATTTACAGAAACACCAGTTTGCGGTAGTAAGTGTATTGTACACAGACAGGGCAGCGGAATTATCAAGCTAAGAGGTATCACAAATCAATGCAAGGCACGATTTTTAGTATCGTATAGTGGCAACATTCAGATACCTACAGGTGGCACGGTAGAAGCTATTTCACTTGCCATTGCAGTAGACGGAGAGCCTTTACAGTCTACAAGAATGATCGTTACACCAGCCGCAGTCGAAAACTTATTTAACGTATCAGCACAGGCATATGTTGATGTACCTTGCGGCTGTTGCAGTACAGTAGCGGTGCAGAATACATCTACACAGGCTATTGAGGTACAGAACAGTAATCTAATCGCAGTAAGGGAGGCTTAATTATGCACATTGAAAGAATCCACAAAATGATTGAATGTCTTACAGAGAAAGCCTTAGGCGAGCTTGATAAGGGTGTTGAGAATGTCAATACAGAGGAAATGGGCGAAGCTGTCGATATGATTAAGGACTTATGTGAAGCAGAGTACAAGGCTGTTATCGTTAAGTCTATGAAGAAAGCTGATGAAGAGGAAGAAGAGTACAACAAAGAGTTGCTTAGAGCCTTAAAAGACGAATACGGAGAAGAAGGCGGTAGAAGATACTATGATGAATACAGATACAAGACTACCGGTAGATACGCCCCCAAAGGCAAAGGTACTTATGTAGGCAGAAGAGGATACGAAGAACCGCCTTATTACCATATGTACCCGGATAGAGATATGGATAGAGAGTATGGCAGAATGTACTATACAGAGCCTACAAGTACACATACCGCTGAAAGTGGCTACGACAGGGCAAAGAGAATGTACACAGAAACTAAGGAAATGCACAAAGCTAATACACCAGAGGACAAGGAACATAAGATGAAGTCTCTTGACAGCTACACTAAAGAACTCGCAAGCGACATTACAGGTATGGTTGCCGATATGTCAGCAGAAGAGAAAAACTTACTTAGAACAAAGTTAAGCACTCTTGTATCTAAGATTTGATTTTAAAGGCTATGAGTAGCAATATTCATAGCCTGTTTTATTGAGAAAGGGGCATACAGATGATTTTTAACATTAATGGTACAATTTGGCACATACAATATAAAAATTCAAATTCAAGTGAATTAAGGCGGTCAGACAACACAATTAGCTTAGGTGTAACTGACAGAAACACGCATACAATATATCTGTCAGACAAACTACAGGGATTTATGCAACGCAAAGTTCTGATACACGAAATTTGCCACGCCGTCTGTATGTCTTATGATGTGTATTTACCGATTGAGCAGGAAGAAATATTGTGCGATTTTGTAGCAACTTACGGAGATGAAATATTTGATATTGTTGATATGGTACTTGGAGCAGTTAGGAGAGTAGTATGATGAGCGTTGACGAACTGTTAAAGATAATTCAGAAAACTAATCCAGATATGACTAAGGAACTGCTAATATATGAACTTACTCAATGCCGATATTCGAGTAAAGCATTGATTTATACAGAAGAATGTTGTCAAAAAATTTCGAGGTAACGCATTCAATACGCCCCCAGGTATGGCATTTTATATTCGCAATTTCGATTTTGACAATTTTCAAAATTTGGTCCAGATTTCGTTCAAATCCTACTCTAAAAAACGAAAAAAATTTTCCCACAAATTTTATTGCTAAAAATTTTGATACCCCCGTCATATGCAATTTTGAAATCCAAAAATCGGTTACACAGAATTTCAATTTTTGCTCCCGATTTCGTTCAGATTTGCCTTGAAAAATTGATGAAAAACTTTAACAGATTAAAGTTTATTATATAAACTTGACAGGCTGTGGTTCGCGTTTATTTTGACTTTGTAACTTTGTGATTTGACCTGTACGGCGGTTTTATTGCGTTGATGTAGATTTATAAGCCTACAAAGCAAAACAGCCTTAAAACGCTTTTAAATGTGTTGTGCAAAATGGGTATAATATGCTCTTGCAAGTCGTGGAAGCTGTCGCCAGTTCTGGAGAATCCACCAGAACGCACACCGCCCCGGTTGGGTACACTTGTACACCTAAAAAGGCGCAAAAGCCTTATACATAAGCATAGCATTATTATATTAATTTTTCAAGGTACGCAAAGAAAAGCATATAAAAATATATGCTTAATGCTTGCGGCTGGAATCGAACCCCGGAAAAGCCGGCCTTGCCTAAATTGCTTTATCTCTGCTAATTTCTGCTGCTATAATTTGTTGTTCTAAAAAATATCTTAAACCACCATCGCCGAAACGCTTTATATAGTATTCTGCAAGCTCCGCAGTCGCGAACCCATCGAGGACGCAACCAACATCGCTATATATGCCGCGGTAAGTGTTTTCCCTCGTCTTAATAGCTTCATCAATCGGATTTGTTAGCTCTTTTCGTTCAACGGCAAATTCTCTTGCTGCTGTTGTTTTTCGTTCTCTAACAATTCCATCTTGTAAACTCTTACAAGATATTGCATAACTCTTTCCTGTCTTGCTCGGCTGAATACTTACAACCTCGCTTTTACTCCCATAATTCCAGACGAGTATATCCCCAATCTTTAAATCTTTTGCGGCTACGCCGTCAAACCTTTGACTTATTCCCTGTAATTTAATTTTTGCCATAAAATTAACCATCCTTTCATTGTGTGCCCTGTCTCATCGGTGCAGGTGGGGCAGTTCCTGCAGACCGCCGCGCGGGCGGTTTCGACTATTGCAAATTTTCAAGAATCATTTCTATTGCGTATTCTCTTGAGCATTTTTCGACTCCGTCCCATCTGTTTGCCTCTATCATTTTATTTGCTTCTGTGATAGCTTCATTTTTGCCGTAACCGCAAGAAATAAGCCAATTCACGATTTTTTCCATAATATTTTCCCTTTCTGGTCTGCCATCATCAGAGCCGCGGCGACCGTCCCGCGGCTGACGCTCCGGTGTGGAGCGTTTCGACTAAAATTTACAAGGCTTTTCATAGCGGATGACCGCTACCGTCTCGCCCGTGCTTGCAAGTGTTCCCCAGCCGTTCCACACAGGACCATTCAAGCCCAATAACTTAGGCTGGTTATATAGTTCTTCTCTCTGGCTTTCTGCAAGTCTGCCGTTATTATAGCCATAAACAAGGCTTTCAAACTCTGCTGCTGTCTTGATTTCCATTGGTAAATCGTAAACGCATTTTGCGCCGCTTTCTAATGTTCCTATAATCATAATCTTGTACCGTTTCGCCGAATATGATATAATCGGCTTACCTTTCTTTTTGATTGGTGGCGGTTGTGTGTCTTGGCAGGATTGCAACCGCCTTATTTATTTTGTAGCTTAATAATAACACCTTATATGGTGTATGTCAACACCTTTTAAGATGTTTTTTGATTTTGTTTTTAAGTGTTGCAAAACTGCAATATTTTATATATAATAGAAAAAACAAAACAGAAAGGAGCTTGCGAAATGCTTACATATAAAATAGATGTATTAAAAGAGCTGGCGCAGCGTGGCTACACTGCTAACAGAATGAGAAAAGAGAAGATATTGAGTGAAAGCACGATGCAGAATTTGAGGAATAAAAGCGATATTAATACAAAGACATTAAATACATTATGTATTATTTTAAGATGTCAGCCAAGCGATATAATAGAGATAGTACCAACAGACGACGAAAAGATAAAATATTTTTAAATAACACTAAAAATAGTGTTGACAATATAATGCTATCGGTATATAATCAAGGTACATTAAAAGAAAGGGCAGCGGAAACGCTGGAAGGTGGAAAGGATGAAAACAATCGAATTATTAAACAAGGCTGTTGAGCTTGGATTTAGCAGAGAAAAGGCGCTTGCAGACATAGACGCAAATCTTGATGAAGTGATTGGAGCAGAAAACAGAAAGCCAATCGCAGAAGAGGAAATAAGCGAAGAGCTGGCGAATGATATTTTATTCGGGTTTGAATGTGAAAAAGAAAACAATTAAGAAAGGTTAAAAGGTGACAATATGAGATATTTAACAGTTAAAAGAAACAAGAGCGGGGAGCCTAATAAAACGGATATGAAGAGCCTTGCAAAGTTCTTTACGAGTGAAAACGTGGGAAAATATGCAGACTATGACAGTTATTTATTCGCAGTGGAAGAAACAAGGAACGCCAGCAAGGAATTTGTTGGGTATACGTTTAAAATAGCAACAAAGGCGGAGAAATCCGGCGGATGTGATTATTATTTTGGAGAAGTTCTTGATACTGGGGATAAAGTTGTTATATCTACGGAAAACGGATACGAAAATTTGGCACAGGCTTACAATAAAGCCTTAGAGATAATCAAGAAAGAGTTTCAAAATTGAATAGATAAAATTAAAAGGGGAGCGTTAAGTTCCCCTTTTTTTGCACGCCTTGCGTTGCGGTTTAAAAAATACAAAAACGTATATTTCAATACATCCGATGTTATTGTTTATGCTTAACATAATAAACAGATTTTAACATTATGTCAAGCTTAAAATTAAAATTGACTTTATAATATATTTATGCTATATTATTTTAATAATTAAATATATAAGATTTACGCCCGATAATTATATAATAGTTATTGGGTTATTTTTATGTTATTAGTATATATTATAACAAGCTGGATAAGCTCTGGCAGAAGGGGGAACGAATGGAGAAAGTACAGGAAACAGCAGAAACGCCCGAAGTATTTCAAAATGACATAGAACTGTATTTATCGCAGTTCTGCGAAGAACACAACATTGAAGATATGACAAAAGAACCACAGAGCAGATGGAACGCCGCTCTGATGTATATAAATAAATATGTTTTTAGTGATAAAAGTATATTAAAATTAAATAAGAATATTAATAAAAATAATACTAATTGCATTATGGATAGTAATTTTTATATGTATGATTATGATAAATTAGAGTATATATTATATATATATTATTATTTATGTGCTGTATATGATAAAGAATGTAGTATAATGGGATATAGCTTATTAACTGGTATTAATTACGATACATTAATGGATTGGGGAGCAGATGAAAGGAAACTAAGTACAAAAGGCTTCGATATCGTGCAAAAACTGCGCATTTTTCGTGAAGAGAGTCTATCAAATAAGCTCGCAACTGGCAAAAAAAATCCTGTCGGCATCCTTGCAATACTTAACAGACATTATGCTTGGAATCTTCCAGGCGTGAGCAGAGAAAGTGCCGCAAAGGTCATTAAGACCGCGTCGGAGCTTCCACAATTGAGCCAAAACAATACACAATTAACAGATAACCAGCAGATAAACGCTATAAACAATTCAGACACAATTTAAACAGCTTGTAAACCGCTTAAATACTGGGTTTATGAGTGCTAAGCATTTATATAACGCTGATAAATTAAGGTTTATCGGCGTTATGGTACAGATATAGTGTGAATTGTGTTAATTGTTTGAAATATCTGTACCAAGCAGACGCAATTTTATAGATAGGGACTGGGGGTTGTTAGCCTCCAGGATTTTGCCCCAACTAAGTCGCTCAAATATTCTCAAAAATAAAAAGGTTTATTATATTTATATATACACATTTATTTATATATATATATATATTTACATACCCAATAATTAATAACTTATTAACCCATATATAATAATCAATATATTTATCAATATAACCTTAATAAAACCTATATAATTTAATCAATAATTACTGTACAAATCCTATAAATAGGTGTATAATAAACACAGTTAATTTAATTCTAAAGATTTTACAAACACACATCAGATACCGATTATTCAATCGGGCTATTTCCAAAAAAATTTTAAAACATAAAAAAGGGGTTAGAAATGCAGGGCAATGAATACCAAAAATTGGCTATGCGTACTAACGATAAAAAGGCTCATTATAGATTAAGTACTGAATTAACTGGCAAGCTTCCACTTAGTCCTCTAACAGAAAACAATGCTAAGTGTAGCAACATAAATGACATAGCAGGACTTCTTAATGGTGTCTTAGGTTTAACTGGCGAAGCTGGCGAAGTATCAGACCTTGTTAAAAAGGGCATATTCCACGAAAAAGGCATAGACCTAGAACATCTTAAGAAAGAGTGCGGCGATGTAATGTGGTACATTGCTATGATTTGTGAATCTTGTGGATTCAGTCTTGATGATGTAATGCAGACAAACATAGATAAACTTATAGCACGTTATCCGGATGGTTTTGACACTTACAGAGCTAATCACAGACAGGCAGGTGATAAATAATGGGTAATCAGGATAAGCACTGTTACCAGTGCAAACATAGACATAAGTTATATTGTGAAAAGCCTTGTAATGCCTGTAATGGCAATCCAAATGTTGTAAAAGGCAAGGATAACTTCACAGAGCTTGAAACAGCAAATAAAAATGCAGTACTCTTTGAAACAAAAGAATAGCATATTGCCCCTTAGCCAAGTGGTCAAGGCACAGGATTTTGATTCCTGTATCGTGGGTTCAAATCCCACAGGGGTAGTTCAAGTGTTTAATTACACTTGTGCCTTTACAGGACTTATTGGCTTACTAGCATTAAGTCCTCCTTTCACCTCATAGCGAGAGCTGTTAAGGACTGTCAGATAGTCCGTGAGGTTTTGCGTATTATAAATACGCAAATAAAATTAAGTTATACCTATAGCGCAGCAGTTATCTGTATGGATAGACAGCGAGCGAAGCTACTTTCTTTGAGCCCAACTGCACGGGTAGAATGACATCCAAGCTTTGCCACGACCTGTTATAGGTGTCATAGCCTATACTGCTATTAAGGCTAGCACTTTATATTCCCTCAAAACAATATTTTTAAGCGTATAAATGACCTCTAAAGAATTTATAAATGTGAATTGTTTAATCTCTCTGTGCTAGTCTTTTTTATTTCAACTTGTCAGAAATTCTTACAAGTTGACGGATAGTAGTTCAGTTGGGAGTAACGCTTGATTTATTCAAGTAGTCACAGGTTCAAGTCCTGTCTATCCGATTACAACAAACTAGCTTGACGAAGCGAAAAGCACAAGCCTTAGTGCCTGTTTGTTGTTTTGTTAATAAGGCAGTTATCAGAAAGGCAGGTAATAATATTATGAATTTTGCAGAAAATGAAAATTCAAGAATACTTCCTAATGTTCAAAGCCCTATAATCTATTTTCTTATGGATGAGGACGAGGTTGTTTATGTTGGACAATCTAAAATAGGATTAGCAAGACCATATTCACATAAAGATAAAAAATTCACCAAAATAGCAATTATTAATTGTAAAGAAAGTGAATTGGATGATAAAGAAACAGAATTTATCAAAAAATATAAGCCGAAATATAACAAGAAAGCCGGAAATAGTGATTATTCATACACTAGAATAAAAACAATAATCAAAAGTCAAACGAATATTCACAGCTTTAATGTGTATGATGTAAGAAAGCTTGTGACAAAACTTGGATTGAAAACTTATATTTTCAATGGGAGCATTTATATAAACGCAGAAGATTTTAATAAAATGTTTACTTTTGTGAAAGAAACAAGTAATGGGGTTAAAAATAAAGAAGAATGGAAGAAAAAAGTATTTTAATTTAATTTGGTAAAATCAGTTGCCTAGTGATTGCAACACGAAAAGAGTAACCTACGAACTCCTGGTAACTGTTTTTATATAAATCGTAGGGTTATCTATCGTAGGAGGTAAAATATGGCAGACATAAAAATTAAAAAAGCAGTAATTAGAGAAGATTTATTATCAATAACAAACGATTATAGAAAAGCAATCATTCTCAATCAGTTTATCTATTGGTCTGAAAGAGTTTCAGATGCCGATAAGTTTATCAAGAAAGAAAATGAGATTGCGAAGAACAATGGAGAAGAAGAAAGAGAGCTTTTCTATGGTTGGATATATAAAACCGCCGAGGAATTAGCTGATGAGGTTATGTTAGGTTTATCTGCAAGCCAGATAAGAAGATATATCAGCGATTTGGTGAATATGGGTTATATCTCAAAACGAAATAACCCTAAATATAAGTGGGATAGAACATTACAATATAGGGTAAATCTTGTAAATATTGCAAAGGACCTTAAAAAGAATGGCTATCCATTAAGCGATTATAAAATTGAAATTCCAGAAAATGAAAAAACCATTACGCACGAGTGCGTAATCAATAATGAGCCAATGAAAAATCAAACACAAGCTAGTGACGAAGCAATACCAAAGAGTACTAACATAGATTACTTAAACAAAGATTACAAATCAAATAGTACAGAATGTAATTCTCTTAACAGAGAACAATGTAATTCTTTTTTACCCAAAGATAAAAAAGCGAAAGAGTTTAAGCCGATAAGCGAATACTCTCAAAGTGATTGGGAAGTTGCCGAAGAAAGAATGATAAGCAGAGCTGGCAAGATAGCTTATGATTGGACTAACGATAAAACGCTCAAAGAAAATACAGAAGCATTCTTTAAATACTTTTTAGATAAACACGGAGAATGTACCGGAGAATATCACTACCCATTAACAGATAAGGTTTTATCAAGAGTAGTAGATAATTTAACAAAAGAAACTGACATAGAGCGTGACGGATATACAGATACCTATTATGCGGCTATAAGTGATATGGACGATAATACAGACTACAAGATGTTGGTTGATGAATATTTCAATACAAAGTTTTCAGCACAATGTGATTACAGCTTAGTTCACTTTTCTTCTGAAAAGGTTTTGATTAACATTATGAACCACACTTGTAAGAGCAGTTGGTGCGAAAGTAAAGAATGGTAGGAGGTATTCATTATGAGTTCATATAAAGATTTACAGGCTAAGATTTTTGAAAGAGATAATTATACTTGCAGATATTGTGGAAAGAGTAGCAGAGAATACAGGACGTTGGTAATGTCACATATAAGAACAGCTTCAATGTGCGGTGACGATAGAGAGAGAGCAATTTAATTACATTATGCAGACATTGTTACAATCATATTTCTAACAATGAGATTAGGGCAAAGTTTGAAACAAAAGAAAACGCTGATTATTTTTGGGGATTATACCACGAAAAAGTTAAAGGATATTGTTATTATACAAATTACATCAAAAAGGTATTTACTGAAAATGGTGTACTTATGACAAGACCGCAGATTGATAAATATGTCAGTATATTTGTTAAAAATGATGATGATTTTAACGCTTTCAAAGCAGAAGTTCAAAATACAGGTTATAAGAATATGCCATCTAAAATGCGTAGTGATGTAAGAAAATATAATCATCAAGTTGAAAATCAAAGTAAGGAGTGATTATTATGGCAGCAGGTGTGCACCCACTAAACAAAGATAAGTTTTATGAAGCAATTAATCTGTACATATCGGGGCGAGCTTCACAGGTAAAGGCGGCAAAAGTAGCAGGTTGTAGCGTACCGACATTTAAGAAATACGCTAACAAGATTTATGGCGGCGAGGAATTACCGGATAACTTATGGGGGAAGAAGTAATATGTGTGAATTTTGCAAAAACTGGTATGACAAAAATACAATTTGCGGAGCAGACATAAAAATTTATAAATGTGCGAATGAAACTGAATTGACAACTGCACAGATTATGAAAAACACGAATGATAATAAACCAGGTGTTGTTATTTTTCAGGGTGGCATAACTAAAGGGTATTTTGAAATAAACTATTGCCCTATCTGCGGTAGAAAGTTGGTGGAGGAATGAATGATTGTTCAAAATGCAAATTCAGCGAAGAAGATTATATTTTCGATGAAGAAATAGGAGAAGAATATCCCATTTATACTTGTAGCAAAGGAAATGACACAAGCTTAGACTATGAGTGTAAGGATTTTAAGGAATACAAGCCGAAGAAATATAAAGAGAAAGATACAAAGTGCGATAAATGTGAGCATCTTGAGATTTGCCTTGACAAGGGCAATGTTATTGATTGTAGGACAGTTTGCGATACAAGAAGTCATTATATAGCTGGCAGAATGGGGTGTATTAAAAATGAATGATTGCAACTTAACCACCTGCCGATACAACACAGATGGTAAATGTACCAATCAAGAAAAAAGAGAAGAATGTGTCGAAGTGTCAGGAAAGGTGTTGTGCATAAATGAAGAAAACAAGAAGTAAAATAATCATTAAAACAAGAGCTGGCGGTTACACAAAAATTTATGCCAATGGGAAATGGCAGAAGAGAGTATGTGTTATTGACTATCGCGCAGAATGCAGTAACAAGGATGGCATAAAGGTTACTTGCGAATTTGATAGACTGAAAACTGATAAAAATGGTTCAACTATTTACGATGAAGCTAAAAAAGAATTTTCAAAAGAACACATAGTTGTAAGGATTTAAGGAGTAAAGTTATGAAAATATCAGAAATGAATAACTGCATTGAAAAAATGCGTAAATGTTATAACTTTGATGACGATAAGACGGAAATAATGCTTGGAAATATGACAAGCAAATCTGCAAGATGTGTAAATGTATACACAAAGGACGAAAACGGAACACAAATTGAAATGACAAGGTATGCGGATGAACTGGACAAGGAGTGAGATTATGTTAATAGTTGCATTACAAGATGATGCAGACAATCTGTATGCTATATGGAATACAGCTACAGACCGATTTTTAGGAGTTAATCTTGGGAAATATGAAGCTGTCGGAATTATTATGGATTACAAGGGAAATTACACCTTTGAAACGGCATTAGGCAGAGTAGAACATCCACAGCCATTCAAAGACATTGCCAAGTGTTTATGCGAAGAGCTTAATCGTGACGATAACAAAGTTGAAAAAGCAATCCAATACTTAAAGGATATATCGTGGGAAATAGGAACTACTGGTGTTGAGTATCTTTCAGAAAAGGACGGACAAAAAATGAGAGAGTACATAAATGTACTTGAAAGCAGAATTGATAAATTAGAACGATGATTGCTGATTATCAGCAGAAAGGAAAATATTATGAAAAAATTATTTGTAAGCGTGCCAATGAAAGGCAGAACAGAGGAAGAGATCAAAGAAAGTATTCAGAAAATGAAAAAGATTGCTGAAATATACGAGGGTGAGGAGTTAGAGCTTATCGACAGCTACATTGAGGATAACCCACCTAAAGACAGCAACGAAGCTGTATGGTATCTTGGAGAAAGCCTTAAGAAACTGGCGCAGGCTGATGTATTTATTGGAATAAACGATGCTTGGGATTGGAATGGATGCTGCATTGAAATTGAAACAGCAAAAAGATATGACATTAAAATATATGTGATTCCTGCAAACTATGTAATTGACGATTATAATGCACTTGTGCAGAAATTACATCCGATTTGCAATGACGAAATGCCAACAATCTAACAATATATTTACCGGCTAACAAACGGAGTTAGTCGCTACCCTAAAACAATTATAGGCAGAAGTCTATAAGGCACTTCTGCTAAAAGGCGGAGGTGCTTTTATTTGGCTTCAAAGCAGTTAATCAATGCGGTAAATGGATATGAAAACTACATACAGAGAAAAGGCGTTGATGAACAGGTAATTAATGCCTATGTAGACGCTTGCAGTGTAGCCATAAACGGCGAGAAAGATATTGAGTATGGACTACAACTTACAGAAAGGACAAAAGAGCTTATAGAGCGTTTCTGCAAGGATAAGACAGGTGGAACGATATGGGATTTAGAGAAGTATGCGTTTGCAAATAAAACGGAATATGAGCTGATTAATTGGTTTTACGATATTTTACTGATTGAAGCGCAAAACAAGGTTGTTGACAGCGGATTTAGGTATCTTGAAAAGAAAAGAGAGCCTAAAGAGCGATTTTATATGCCACGCCGCAAACAATTTATAAAAATGGGGCTAACAGAAGCATTACAAGGTATGATTGATGATAAATACGATATATTATGCGTGTCATTAATACCAGGAGCAGGGAAAACAACCATTGAAAAAATGTTCAATGCTTTAGTGGCCGGCTGGTTTCCTAATGACTTTTGCCTTTTTTACTCTCATTCGGGCGACATTACACGAATGTACTACGATGGCGTGTATGACATTGTTACAAATTCTGACGAATATGCGTGGAATGAAATTTTCCCTAATCTTACAGTTACAAGCACCAATGCAAAGCTGGAACAGTTCAATGTAGGTAAATACAAGCCATTCCCTAGCATACAATGTACATCTGTTGGCAGTAAAAATGCTGGTAAAGTTCGTGCAAGCAAATTTTTGCTTGTAGACGATATGATAGGCGGTATTGAAGAAGCACTTAATCCTATGGTACTTGATAAGCTATGGGATAAATATGCGGTAGATGCCAGACAAAGAAAAATTCAAGATACGGACGGACATAACTGCAAAGAAATACATATTGCTACACGCTGGAGCGTACACGATGTTATTGGCAGAATACAAAATATGTACGCAGGGAATAAAAGAGTTAAGACTATCGCTGTGCCGGATGTTGACCCAGTGACAGGCGAGAGCAACTTTGATTATGAATATAGTGGATTTACGAAAGAATTTTTCGCGGACCAGCAGTTATTAATGGATGAGATATCATATCGGTGCTTGTACAAGCAGGAGCCTATAGAGCGTGAGGGATTGCTGTTTCCAGATGATAAAATCCGAAGATACCTTAATTTGCCACACGGAGAGCCAGAAATTATCACAGCTCAATGCGACACAAAAGGAAAAGGTACAGATTATTTTGTACTGCCTGTATTGCAAAAATACGGAGAAGATTATTACTGCGTTGATTGTGTGTGCGACAACACAGCAGATTATGAAGAACAATACAGAAATGCTGCAGGTGTACTTGTAAATAACAAAGTGCAAGAGTGCGAATTTGAGCGTAATGCCGGTGGCGACAGGGTTGCAATGGAAGTTAATAAGCGTGTTGAGAGTGTAGGTTGGATATGTAATATTACAGATACGCCTACAGAAACAAACAAAGAGGCAAGGATTTTTCAATGTTCCAACTGGATTTTGCAACACATTATTTTTAAAGACGCATCGCTTTACAAACCTAATGAACCATACGGAGTAATGATGTCGTTGCTAAAACAGTATTCAGTATCAGGAAAGAAACAGCTTGATGATGTTCCAGATGTATTTTCAAATTTTGCATTGAGAATGACAAAAGGAAATCGGGTTAAAAAAACAATCATTATGTCAAGCCCAATATAGGAGGTTAATCTATTATGACAACTAAGGATTATCTGAATCAGATAAGTTATTACAGCAAGATAATTGATAATAAATTGATAGAAATAACACAGTATAAAGAATTATCATACAGCATATCAGCGGCTGTAAATGAAGAAAGAGTTATGTCATCATCAGATCCAGACAAAACAGGCTGCGGATATGTCAGACTTGAACAAATGGAAGAAAGCCTTGATAAGCTTATAGATAAATATATTGATGTAAAAAACAAAATAATAGAGCAGATAGAGCAGATAAACAATGAAGACTATTATACAGTATTGTTTCTAAGATATATTAGAAAATTTACATTTGAAAAAATTGCAAATGAAACAGACTGGTGTTGGCGACAGGTACACAGGATACACGCTAAAGCATTACAAGCCTTTGAAGACAAATATGGGAGTGAATATCTGTAAAAGATGTCATAGAATGTCACATTGCCGGCGTGGTATAGTATATCTGTAAGAAGTCACAAAGATGTTTCTTCATAAACACATTCCTTATCGAAAGCACCGTTACTTAATTGTGGCGGTGCTTTTGTTATGCAAAGAGGTAATATATGGAATTTTATAAAAATAAAGATAAGTCAATTATGTGTCCAAACTGCCATAAGTTTCTAACTAAGGCAGATAAGAAAGACCCACGCACACACAAACTAGCTTGCAAACATTGCGGCAAATGGATTTGGTATGTGCCGAATGATGATGACAATTTTCAAATTAAAGAAATTCCACGGAGTAGAAGCTCAAGTGGTATGACATTTTATTAGAGGTGTAAGAAATGCAGACAGGAAGAATTGTATTAACAACGGATGTTCCGGAAATAACATATGAAAATGTGTTAGATGTATTAAGAGATGTCTTTTCAACACACATACAAAACGCCAACAGAATACAGTATCTTCTTGATTACGATGCAGGAATACAGCCGATAATTAGGAAGAACCCTAAGACTTACAGACCGGACATTGATTGTGAGTGTATAGATAATGTCGCTCATCAAGCATCAGAATTTTGGACTTCATTCGCTTGGGGAAATCCTATTTCACTTGTGCAGAATGGTGATGGAAAAGAGAAATTCGTCGCAGACGGAATATCAGAGCTTAATAAACAGTACGAACTTGCAAAGATTAAAGCAAAGACACAAGACTTGGGAAGATATGTAACAATCGGGGCAATATGTAATGTTCTTGTAGACGTGAATATGGAATGGAAAAAGAATAAACCATATTTTACATTAGACATATTAGACCCACGAACATCATTTGTAGTGAAGTCAAGCTATTATTCCGATAAGCGAACAATGATGGGCGTTACTTACAGACACGATAGAATAACCGGGAACAACTACTACACTTGCTTTACAAAAGATTTCCGCTTTGAAGTGGTTAATCTCAATAAGATTGCGAACGGAGATTATACGAAAAAAGAAGCGTGGAGGCATCAACAAAGAAGCGGGGAAGTGAATCCACTTGGAATTGTGCCAATCATTGAGTATTTCCGGTCATATGACAGAATGGGAGTTTGGGAACATCAGAAATCAGAATTAGACAATCTTAACTTGCTTATTTCTGATTTTACTAACGATGTTGAACAGAATACACAGGCAGTTTGGCATACAAATGATGTTGATTTCCCTGTAGAGAGAAAAGTTACAGACAATGAGGATGGCACGCAGACTATTGAAGAAACTGTAAGGAAACCAAAATCTGGCGAGTGGATGCAGACTTATACATCGGCGGACGGAAAGACACCAATTGTTGAATCTCTTGCAATTAATTACGATTACACAGGGATGCTCAATAACATCCAATATCGTAGAAATAAGATACTTGAAAAATGCAACGTGCCACTTACTAATGACAATGCATCTAACATAACAGGTGTTGCGGCTAGTAATGCAAGTGGATGGGACCACGCAGAGGCAGCAGCAACAAAGTTACAGATGATAACCGAAAGCTGCAAAATGGATGAACTAGAAGTAGTTCTTGCGGCTATTGATAAAAGTCCGTATGTCCCACAAGATAGCCCATTAAGACTTATAAGCCTTGAGGATATTGAAATTAACATTAAGAGACAAAAGCTATATGAGTTATCAACAAAAGTCAACAGTATAGCAACACTTATTAATGCAGGCATTAATGGAGGAAAAGTACTTAATGCAATTCCTGTATTTGACGACCCTAACGAAGTTTGGGAAGCAAGCAAGGAAACAGTCGAAAAAATACAAAAGAGCAACATTAAAGATGATGCAACTAACAATGACCGCATAATGCAAGATTTGAGCGACCAAGTTAGCAACAGCCCTCTGATTGATAAGAGCAGAACAAATAAATAATCAAGGTATATAGCCACTGGGAATTATCCTAGTGGCTTTTTATATGCACAGAGAAGTGGATAAAACACAATGAGACAGAGAAGTCAAGAAAACACAGAAAAGTGAGGTAACGAAAATGGCAGATGAAGCTAAATCAACAGCAACCGAAAACCCAACAGATACACAGACAACCGAAGTAAAGCCAAATACACCCACAGTTGAAGAACTGATGGCACAGCTTGCTACAGAAAAGGCAGACAGAGCCAAGGAAAAGCAGGCACTTGATAAGGCTTTAAGGGAAAAAGGAGAGCTTACCAAGGCTTTAAGAGCAAAGCAGACAACCGAGGAGCAGGAAGCGGAAGCTAAGGCAGAAGCGGAACGCTTACAGAATGAGAAGTATGAGGAAGCTGTAAAAGAACTTAATCATATTAAAGCGGTTAATGCTTACAAGAGCGTATCTGAAAAGTCTGTAGAAAAACTGATTGATGCAGTTTCGGACGCAGACCATAACACTATTGCAGCAATTATAGAAGCTGAAAAGAAAGCAGCAGTCGCAGAAGCACAGACCGAATGGATGAAATCAAGACCTAGAGTTAATACAGGCGGAGAATATTCCGGCATGACAAAGGAACAGATTATGGCTATTCCGGACAGAAATGAGCGTAGAAAAGCTATTGCTATGAATATGGATTTATTTAATTAGGAGGTAAATATGGCGGCAGAAGAAAATTTAATTAAGAAAGCTGACCTTGTAAGAGCAAGAGAGGTTGAGTTTGTAAACATTTTTAGTGAAAACATCAAGAAGTTAATTGAGGCACTTGGAGTAACAAGAAAGATTCCAAAGCAGGCAGGCTACACATTAAAGTCCTACAAGGCTACAGGAACACTTGAAAACGGAGAAGTCGCAGAGGGCGAAACAATCCCACTCTCTAAGTATCAGACAGTTGCAGTAAACTACAAGGAAATTACTTTGAAGAAGTGGAGAAAAGCCACATCGGCAGAGGCGATTATCAGTGGAGGCTATGACCAGGCGGTACAGATGACAACTGACAGAATGTTACTTGATGTTCAGAAAGGCATTAGAGGCGACTTTTTCACATTCCTTGCAACAGGCACAGGAACAGCAACAGGCGTAGATTTTCAGGCAGCACTTGCACAGGCTTGGGGACAGTTACAGGTCAAGTTTGAAGACGATTCAATCGAAGCTGTGTATTTTATGAATCCACTTGATGTAGCTGATTATCTTGCTAAAGCACAGATTACATTACAGACAGCATTCGGTATGACTTATGTAGAGAACTTCCTCGGTCTTGGAACTGTTATTTTTGACAGCAAAGTACCAAAGGGAACCATCTACGCAACAGCAAAAGACAATATCGTACTGTATTACATTCCTGTTAATGGTGCAGACCTCGGAGAAGCGTTTGATTTCACATCAGACCAGACAGGCCTTATTGGTATTCACGAAACACCGGACTACAGCAATATGACAGCTTCTGACACAGTGGTTTCCGGCATTGTACTTTTTGCTGAAAGACTTGACGGAATTATTAAGTCTACAATCACAGAGGCAGAAGCGGCGTAAGGAGAATTGTTATGAGTTATAAGGTAATTTACAGGTTTATGGATTTACAAGACTTTAATCACATATACGAAGTTGGAGATGAATACCCTAGAAATGGTTCAGAAACAACTCCGTCAAGAATCAGAGAACTTGCAACCACAGAAAATAAAATCGGCAAACCGCTAATAAAAGGTATGCAGAATAATAATAGTTCTGTAAAACCTGTAGATTTGCCGAATGAACATAGCAAGGATTTGAATAAGACAGCTATAAATCGTATGTCTACATCTGATTTGCAGGCATTTGCCGCAGGGCAAGGTATAGACAATGCAGAAGAACTTACAGGAGCAGAATTAAAGAAGCTGTTAATTGAGAAATTAGGATTATAGGAGCTGAATTATGGAATACACCACATTAGAACAGGTCAAAATCAGACTTAAACAATTTCATATTGATACAGTCACAAATGATGATGAAACAACATCTGATGTGGTAGTGTTCGATAACAAAGAAGATAATCCGATAATCGAACAGCTCATTAAGCAGGCTACAGAAGATGTAAAGGCAAGAAGAAACTACCCCGACAGCTACACAGATGAAATGATAACCGATGATTTGAAGAAATTTGAGAGTGTTATCGTTAATTTGGCTGTCTATGACCATTCACAGGCAGGCGAAGCATTTATGGCAAGTTACAATGAGAATGGCGTAAACAGAACTTGGAAAGATAGAGATAGCTTATTTGTTGGGGTATTTCCGTTTGCTAAAGTGTTATAGAAGACTGTGCGTTAGCATTTTGCTGATGTCAGCAATATGTTAGCAGGCGGCACACATTAAGGGTGGTGGGCGGTGTGCCTATTAATAATTACAGGAGATATAAAATGAAAGAATTTTTATTACAGACATATACAATAATATTACCTATCGTATTAGGTTATATTGTCTGGCTCCTTAAACAGCAAAAAAAGGACAAAGACGCCAATAGCAAAGGTACAATGTTACTTTTGCGTGTACAGCTTATCGAATACCACGATAAGTATATGAAACTCGGTGAAATACCATCCTATGCTTATGATAATTTTGTTGAAATGTATAACGTATATCACGCATTGGGCGGGAATGGTATGGTAACCAAAATGTATAACGAAATACAGGAAATTCACTTAAAGAATGGAGGTAAAGACTAATGGATATAACATCAGTATCAACAGTAGTTGCAATCGTTGTTATCACTTATTTGATTGGTTATGCGGCTAAGCAGATACCACAGGTTAAGGACAATTACATTCCTATAATCGTAGGCGTTGCAGGTGCTATCTTAGGCGTTATCGGTATGTATGTAATCCCAGATTATCCAGCTAATGACATTCTTAATGCAATAGCTGTAGGTATCGTGTCGGGATTATCAAGTACTGGCGTAAATCAGATTTATAAGCAGGTAAAGAACAATGCTTGATATTAATAAGCGGGCTATGAAGTATTCACTTCAAGGACAGACAGTAACTATTTACGAAAGAGATGATGAGGGCAATATCCTTTATGAGGGATATACCGACACAGAAGGTAATTTTATTCCTTATCTTGATGATGAGGGAAATAAGATACCTAAAGTTCTTGAAGAGAAAACAGGCTTTTCAGAGCCGGTTGATTTTAAAGCTAACATATCATTTAGCGGTGGAGAAGCGCAGAGTAAAGAATACGGCTTTGATACCGCTGATTTTGATGCTATTTTGTTGACAGATAGGAATATGTTGCCTGTTCAAAAAGGCGACCTTATCTGGCTTGATAGCAAGCCTACATACACATCTGACAGCCTTATTGATGAAACATCAGCAGACTTCACGGTTGTAGGCACGAAACCAGCATTGTGTTCAACTAAGTATATGCTTAAAGCGGTTGTAAAGTAGGTGCATTATGGCAAGACATACAATTAATATATCCTTGTCTGAAAAGTCCGTAAATGAAGCTATCAGACAGCTACAACAGTATAAGAACTGGCTTATCAAAAAAACTTCACAGCTTGTCAAAGAACTTGCAGAAGTCGGAATTCCTGTCATTGATGAAAATATGGCAAAAGCAAGTTATACATATGATGAAAAAGGTGTTCGTAGCGGTTCAGATACAAGCCATCACAGTTATGTTGAAATAAAATCCGCAGGAGAATATGTTGAAGCAAAATTAATTGTAGAGGGCAAAGAACTTATGTTTATAGAGTTTGGAGCTGGTGTATTCTATAATGGAGCGGCTGGAAGTAGTCCACACGATAAAGGCGTTGTTAATGGTATGGTTATAGGCTCATACGGCGAACATCACGGCATACAAAAAGTGTGGGGTTACTATGATGATGACGGAAGCTTAGTTCTTACACACGGCGTAGAAGCACAAATGCCTGTTTATAAGGCTGATATGGAAATTATACAGAAATATGTTGAGGTAGCAAGGAGGGTGTTTAGTTAATGGCAAATGCAAACGATTGGGCAATAGACCTTGAAAACACAGTTACAGCACTTGTCAAGGCTAAAACCCTAACACAGCTCAAGAAAACATATCCCAAAATAGTTATAACAAATGAGGGAGAAAACAGCGGTCAAGCAGTATTCCCAACAGTATACATTCATTTACTACCGGCAGTTGAACAAGGACAAACGCTTGACGGACAGACAATTAACGCATTGTTAGCAACATTCCAAGTAGATGTTACCACTAACACAAGCAAGTCTGACTGTCGCAAGGTTATGGCGATAATTACAGATGCATTCAAGATAATGAGATTCCAAGGCACATCAATGCCGGAATTTTCAATCAGCAATAAAGTACATAAGAGTACCGCTAGATTCAGACGAATGATAGCGGCAAATGACAGATTGATGTAACAAAGAGCAGAAATGCTCTTATTTTTTTGCGAATTTTTAGGAGGTAGACAAAGCGATGGCAAGTACAAGTTATAAAGCTAGGGTTATCTACAAGGAGCATAGCGAAGATGGTTTTGCAGGCTCATACAAGCTAATGGTTGCGGCTAAGTCGATTTCAGCACCAGTATCAGCACCTAACACAGTTGAAAGTACAACATTTGAAGATGATTCACAGACATTCTTAATGGGTATCAAAACATCTGACGCTAAGACTTACACAGGAAACCTTGAAAAGGCTTATTTGCAGGACTTAATCAAAGCAGAGGGCAAGCAGTTAGATATTATTCAGTTATATGGTTCTGACGGATTAGGTGCGGTTGCTAAGTACGCATTTGTGGGGCAGGTAACAGCAACGCCTAATGATGTTTCTGGTACTGATTCGGTACTTGAAATGACAGTAACAGCAGTTCCTAACACTTCACCTATCGAATGCACAGACAAGCTTCAAGTTGTCGAGGGTGCTGGTGGCACATTCACAGTAACAAAGGTGGGGGAATAATAAGCCAATCGACTAAATCAAAGGCTGTGTCGATTGGTGGTACAAACGCCAAAACAGCCGACTACACATCATATCTTGATGATGTAACAGAATAATTATTTTAAAAGGTAGGTGCGGTGTAAAATCCGCACCTTTCCCTATATGGACGATAGGGTGGGAAAGGGTAAAAATTATGATGAATATTAATGTAAACGGAAAAGAATACAAAGTTGAGTTTTCTTTCGGTGCGGCAGAGTGTGAAAGCATTGTGCAGAAGATGTTTGAATGTATAACCTCTTCTTGCTTGTCTACGATTTCCACCAAAACAGCAAAGAGTGAAAGTGAAGCGGCAAAGCTTGCGTTTGGTGTTCTTGGCGAAACTGTATCAAAAGCATCGGAAATTTGCGTCACAGCCATTTATGCAGGCTGTATTGACAACAATCCTGTAACTATGGATGAAGCAAAGGAACTCACTAGAGCATATATTACAGAGAAGAGAAAGACAGATAAGAGTTACGGATATAGAACATTGTTTGAAGAAATTAAGAAAGCGATGAAAGATGATGGTTTTTTCGAGTTGAGCGGAATAACAGCGATGTTAGAGGAATTGGCGGACAATGTGGAAGAAGCAACAAAAGAGCAGAAGAAGCCAACAGTAGTTCCACAAGACCACAAGAAAAAGCAGACTTCCACAAAATAATCTGGGAAGAATACTTTGTCTTAGCTAGTTCACTAGGCGTTAGTTATTCGGACTTTTTAAAAATGACACCTACAAAATTATTACTATATGCAAAAGGCAAAAAAATTGATAGACAAAATCGAGACGCAGAAATGTATAACTGGTTTTTGGCTTACGCAATTCCAGCTATTTCTTGCGGAATAGGTGCGGCATTTAATAAAGATGTACACATTGAATATCCTAAGCAAGCTATTTTATCAGAAAAAACAGAAGAAAGTGAAGGAGATACATACGATAAGGAGTTACAGCTGATGTTACTCAATGAGCAAAAATGGGCGGCACAGACTGAAAAGAGAGGGCTACCGCCAACAATCCTATAAAAGGGGGTTAAAGCGTGGAATTAGACAGTTTAGAAGTCAAAATTACCGGTACTGCCACTAAAGCAATTAATTCTGTTGATAAACTGATAAATCAGCTTACAAGGCTGTCAACATCACTTGCAACTGTGAATGGCTCATCACTAAGCAACCTTGCAAACGGCGTTAGTCAGTTAGGTTCTGCTATGCAGAATATGAATGTAAAAACAACTGATTTTACCCGACTTGCTAAGAACATCACAAAGATAGGCTCTGTTGATTCAGCCGCACTTGCTAACACAGCTACATCACTTCAAGCTGTCACAAAGGCAGTTGCAAGCATATCAGCTATTCCACAAAATGCAACACAGGTCACAGAATTTGCAAAGTCGCTTGGTAAGCTAGGCAGTAAGAGTATAGAAAGCGCCGTTGTAAACATTCCAAAGCTAGGCAATGCTTTAAATGGCTTAATGACAACGCTATCAAGAGCACCAACAGTAAGTCAAAATGTCATTCAAATGACTAACGCATTAGCTAATCTTGCTAGTCAAGGTAGCAAGGTGGGTACTTCTTCAAACTCACTTCAAAAGTCGCTGTATGGTGTTTCTACAAGTGCTAGGACAGCAACTAAAAGCAGTTGGAACTTGGCAAGTGCAATAGGTAAGTTTTATGCCACTTATTTTATGGTAATTCGTGGCAGTAAGAAACTTATAGAAGCTATAAAATCAACAACAGATTACATTGAAGCGTTTAACTATCAAGCAGTTGCATTTGGTAAAATCGGTTCAGAATGGGATAAGGATTACGAAAAGTACGGATATGATAACGCAACAGCATACGCAGAAAGCTTTCAGAACAGAGTTAATGATACTCTTGGAAAGCTATCTGGACTTAAGGTTAATGTTCAAGGTGGCTTGCTTGAAGAAAGTGGAGCAAAGAACTTAGGACTTAACATACAAGAGATAACGCAATACGCTTCACAGCTAGCTTCTGTTACTAACTCATTAGGACAGACAGGCGAAGCAACAACGGCTATAACAAAGTCAATGACAATGCTTGCAGGCGATATAAGCTCGCTTTTTAATGTGGACTATTCAACAGTAGCACAGAACTTACAAAGCGGCTTAATTGGTCAATCAAGGGCATTATACAAGTATGGTATTGATATTACTAATGCTACATTAGCAACATACGCTTATAATTTAGGCATTTCCAAGTCTGTATCAGAAATGACACAGATGGAAAAACAGCAGTTAAGAGTATTGGCTATACTAGACCAATCAAAAGTATCTTGGGGTGATTTAGCCAATACGATTAACAGTCCAAGTAATATGTTACGCCAGTTCAGCAACAATATGAAAGAAGTCGGAATGGTAGCAGGACAGCTGTTTATCCCAATTCTTTCAAAGGTTATGCCAGTTGTAAACGGCGTTACTATTGCAATTAAGCGACTTCTAGTAAACCTTGCAAGCCTTATGGGTGTTAAGATTGACTTTGAGAGCTTCGGACAAAGCGGCTATAAAGACACATCTGACGGCTTAGAAGATATTTCAGATGGCTACCAAGATGTAGCTGATTCAGCTAAGAAAGCTACGCTATCCCTTATGGGATTTGATGAAATAAATAAATTGCAGGACGATACAAGCTCGAGCAAGGGTTCAAGTGGCGGCGGTAGTAGCAGTATTGACTTAACAGATGATATTACTAAGGCAGCGGCTGATTATGAAGCGGCTTGGAATAAAGCATTTGCCAATATGGAAAATTCGGCTATTGCGTGGGCTGATAGGATTGATAAAGCACTTGAACCTGTTAAACAGATTTTTAAAGATTTTGCGGTTGGTGATTTCTTTAAGGCAGGGCAAGATACATCTAACCTTGTGGCAGGAATTTTCGATTGGTTTGCAAAGGCTATAGATGATGTTCCTTGGTTTAAAATCGGTCAGAAAATGGGAGACTTCCTTGCAGGAATTAATTGGACTAAGGTGTTTAAATCGGCGGCTAAAGTGCTTGTGCAAGGCTTAAAAGCGGCTATTGAATTATACCTAGGTATGCTATCTAAAGCACCTATAGAAACACTTCTTATATCGCTTGTAGCAGTTCCTAAAGTGCTTAAGGCGATAGGCGGTTCAGCAGTTGTAGCTAGTATAGTAAAAACGTACAAGACACTTGATAAATTTGCAACAACAGTAGCGGCGGCAACAGGCGCACTTAATGGAAATAAGGCGGCGGCTTCGGCACTAACATTTATGTACCCAAAGACAGCCAAAACTGTAACTGATGTTAATAAAACCTTTAATACCCTTAAAACATCTTTAAATGACAATGGCTTTTTTGCTACATTTAATGAGGGAATTGAAACTATTAGAGGTAAAATGTCAGTATTGCAGAAAGGTGCAGTAGGTGTTATAGGTGTATTTGCAGAGTTTTCACTTGTTAAGAGCGGCTTTTATGAACTGGCGGTAGGGAGCGACAACCTTGTAGCTTCTATTGCTAAAATAGCAGGCGGCGTAGGTGTGGCAACAGCGGCATTAAAACTTATAGGCTTATCAAACCCATTTACAGCATTAATAGTAGGTGCTATGGGCTTAATATCGTCAATAGTGGGTATCTCACAAGCTGTAAAAGAAGCAGAATTTAATAGCATGTTTACAGCATTGCAAAATACTGGAACTGTTACAATGAAAGAATTAGGCGATGTAGCCAAAGACTCTTTTGGGAAAATAACAGATGGTATAACTGAAACCACAGACAAACTTAAAAATATATCAGAAGCAAAAGAAAATCTTGAAGAAACAACAGATAATGTAAATCTTTTAAAAACAGCGGTTGAAGATGGAGCATACACAACTAATGAAAAAATGCCGGAAATTATAGAACAATTCCAAAACTTATTAAGTGAATCTAAAAATGTATTCAATGATGAATATGATGTTATCGTTGGTAATGTTGTAGGTGCTTGGAAAGATATTCTTGAAGCGCAAGGCGTTGCAATTCCAGAGTATGTGGCACAATTAGCAAGTTTACGCGACAAAGGAAATGAATCGTTTACAAGTATGAGTTCAGATTTAGAAACACTTATACAGCAGTTTAATGATGGGAAAATATCAGAAGAAGAGTTCTTAAATGCGGCTACGCCTTTAATAGATAAAATATCTTCTATTAATAGTGACAAGTCGGTTGATAATGCGACACTTGCTATTCAAGGATTTGGCGGCGCATTAGATATATCACAGTATATGACAGAATCCGGACTTGATGTTCAAAGATTTAGTGAGGCTGTAAATGAAGTTGTAACAGCGGCACAAAACGGAAAAGATAACCTATCTACATTGGGAACGGAATCGTCACAAGCTATAACGGATATGAGAGATAGGCTTACAGCTTTAGGAATAGATGCAAGTCAATTTGATTGGTCAAGTTTATATGGTGCTAGTGATACGCAAGTACAACAAGGCACAGAGAGAATAGACGCGGCATATATGCAATATGCTAATCAAGTACAGTATAACTTACTCAATCAACTTCCATCAGTAGTTGAAGAAGCAACAAAAGACTATGAAAACCTAAACCCAATAGCTAAAATATTCACAACAAAAGAAAACTATATTAAAAGTGTTATTGAGAAATGGCGTAAAAGCACATTAGACCCAGCACTTGATTCTGTTAAAGATGGCTTTAATCAGTTAGGAATAGACGGAAGCGTGTACGCTGATGAAGCGGCAGACAAGCTCACAACATCGCTATTTGATAGTATTAGAGTTTATTCCAATGTTGGTGTTAACAACACAAAGCCTAAACTTAAGGAAGATTGGCAAGAAATGCTTGATTCTGCTTTAAATGAAGCAGGAGAAGCAGTAGACGTAGAGGGCTATGGAAGAAATACAGTAGATGGCTTTGTTAACGGAATTGTTGATAATGTTGATAGAAGCAACAATGCTGTAAGAGATTGGATGGATGAATTAGATAGAAATATTCACGATAGTGCAATGAATTTTGGTTCACCATCAAGGCGTGCGGAAGAATACGGAAGATGGGTTGTTGAGGGCTTTAACAATGGTTTATCTGACAATTTAGGTAGCACGTATAGTACGATTGATGATTACGTTAACAATGTTAAATCCGGCTTTGATGGCATATATGATTCATTATGGGATATAGGTCATTATGCAGGCAGAGGTTTCTATGATGGCTTAGAAAGTATGGAAAACAGTATTTTCAGCGAAGCTAGATACATCGCAGATAACGTATCTGATACAATAAGAGATGCCTTAGACATTCATAGTCCATCAAGAGTTATGAAACAGATAGGTGAATACACGATAGAGGGCTTCAAACAAGGTATGGAGCTTAATTACAAACCTGTTGAGGTTTCTTTAGGCGACTTTACTAGCGATATTATTCAAAGCACAAAAGCAAGTAAATTTAATGCAAATACTAGTATACCTACAATGCCACAGATTAATATGGATAATAGCGCCACGACAGAAACTAATATGTTATTAAGGCAACTAATATACGCTGTTGAAAATGGAAGAACAATAGAAATTGACGGACAAGAGATATTCAGAGTTACACAAAAGCAAGCAAATATGTACACAGCAATGACTGGGTTGCCTGCATATAACATATAATTGAATTTAATACAATGTTGTGATACACTCTAACCATTAGGATAGCAAGGGGGTGTATCACAATGAAAAGGAAAGCGATATGCTTAATTATTTGGGTGTTATTATCTGCGACTTTTATATGGTATCTACAAGATAGTGGCAGAAGAACAGGCAGTAAAATTCAAGATTATTTGGAGTTTTGCACAGAGAAAAATGAAAAAGGTACAGAAACAAGCGCGGAAGTATCAACACGAAACTTTATAAATGAAGAGCTTTATAATATGTCTGAATGGTTTCGGAGAGAAGATTTATCCCTTGGATTCGTTATAGTGATATACGTTAGTGGAACAATGGTATGTTGCTATTTTGGAAATAAAAAGGAAAGGGAAAAGTAATATGGAGATAAGCAAAGCAGGAATTAAAGCTCATACACTTATAACGGTGCAAGAACGTAATATACAAAGTGATATTCAAGATTGGAATAACTCAATATTAATTGTTGATAATATATATGAGGCTATTAATAAAATTGACAGTGACTATGCTAAAATGCTTAGTGGGAAAGAATTTGGGCTAGTGTACCCAACGATTAATAATCAATTTGAAGTATACATTAAGTATGGCAATGATTTAGTAAATATGATATCAACAACACATCATGAATTAACTCATATTGATGACTTTACTATCATTGGAGAAAAATTCGGGATAAAGAACAAAAGAGAATTGACCGAAAATGATTATATAAGGCTTTGGTCTGAATTTCATGCAACGTACATTTCAATGACAGAAATATTGAAGTACAATGAAAAATATGATTACCCAGCGATTAAAAAAGAAACAACAGACAAGTTAATTAATTATTACAATAGTTGCACAGAAAAAATGGTGAAACAGCAAGACGTTTTCGACACTACTGTTAGAAATTATGGAAATTTTTTTGCAATATGTGATTATGGAAAAACGAAAGATAATCCACCACCAGAATATATTAGAGGATTTAATTATTTTGCAGTATACGCCTTTTTAAATCAGCATAAGGATATTTATAAGTTTATTGATGATTACAATACATGGAAAGTGTTAGTTAATAGAACTTTAAGAATAAAAAGTAAATAGCTTACAGGCAGGATTTTTTACAGGTGTTGTTAAGAATAAAAGCGAATACGGCAAAGAAAAAATATACATATATTTTTCAAAAGATTTTAATTTAAAAAGCGGAAACTATAAAGCCGGCGATAAAATAACTGCATATGGCTTGATTGTTAATTGCAAAAACAATGGAGCTGGCAGTTATAACAGTATTAGCTTTATACCACGTTTTATAGAAAAATAATCCCTTTAATGGAGCGTATTGAAAGGTACGTTCCATTTTTTATTGAAAAAGTGCTTGACTTTTTTGTGCGTACGGTTTATATTAAATGTGCGGACAGAAAAGAGGTGAGTATATGTCCAATAAAAAAGGTAGACCTAAACTCGACAATCCTAAAAATGAAAGAATATATATTCGTGTCACCAAAGAGGAAAAGGAAGAAATAATGAATTTTTCTGATAAAAGCGGATATACAATACTTGATTTGATTAAAAAAGGCATTGAAAAAGTAAAAGGGCAAAAAAAATAAAGTGTTGCACCGCTACCAACGAACACAACACTTTAAAACCACCAATCCGAAAGGAATTGATAAATACAATTATATCAGTTTCTTTCGGAAAATTCAAGAATATTTTCGGAGGAAAAACAAATGAGTAATGTAGAAATCGTAACAAATATTGACATAGCGTCAGAAATTGCACACGCAACAGTAACAGAAGTTTTAGCAAATATGGATAATGAAAGAATAGGATATGTTCTCATAGGAGTTTTACAGCAATTAGAAACTATTCAGGACAATGTTAATAATTTTGATTTAAAGGGACAGGGCAAGTCTACAAAGGAAGTGGCATAATATTATTGCGTGAGGCATTGTGGGCATATACTCCCACTACGCAATAAGTTCTGTTTTGAGCTAATAATGAAATTTTGTAGGAGGTAAAATAATGAGTTATAATAATCTGACTACAAAAGATAACACTCACAATGAGATTAACGCACCAATGAACACTAAGAATATTTGCGGCGTAGACTGCTATGAGCAGAATGGCGTTGCTTACTTAAGATTGGAAAATGTTGCTAGAGGACTTGGTTTCACAAGAATTGCCGCAAGTGGCAATGAAGTTGTTAGGTGGGAAAGAGTAGAACAGTATCTAAGAGATATTGGTTTTTTGCAGGAAGCTGCAAAAACCGGCGTACCCACTTGTGGGCACGACGATTTTATCCCGGAAAACATCTTCTACCGACTAGCAATGAAAGCCAAAAATGAAACAGCAGAGAAATTTCAAGCATTAGTAGCTGATGAGATTATTCCGTCAATTCGCAAGAATGGAATATATGCTACTGATAATGTTATTGATGAAATACTGAATAATCCAGACTTTGGAATAGAATTATTAACAAAGTTAAAAAAAGAAAGGCAAGCAAGAGTTGAAGCAGAAAGAAAGAACGCTATCTTAACACACGTCAATAAAACATATACAATGACGGAGATTGCTAAAGAGTTGAACTTAAATTCTGCTATTCAACTTAACAAGTTGCTTGCTGATAGAAAAATTCAGTACAATGTCAATGGAACTTGGGTTCTTTACTCACCATACAGCAGTATGGGATATGAGGAAATTAAACAAGAAATTCTTGACAGTGGTAAAGTAATCTATCATAGACGAATTACCCAACTTGGAAGAGAATTTATACTGCAATTATTCAATAATGTTGCATAAGTTCTCTTGTGGGATATAATAGCTCAAACAGAAAGAAAATTCAATAGCTGTAAGAAATTTACAGCTATATTTTATTAATCGGCTCAATTTTTAGCCGACTGTCTAAAACTGGACACTTAACAGAGAACTCAATTTTGAGTTTTTAAAATGATGATTAATGGAACGAATTACTGACTGCACGAAATGGTGCAGTCGATTATGTTTGATAAACTAAGGAGATACAAGAATGGCAAAAGAGGTGTACAAAGAAGAAATAAAGGAACTTATAGATAAATGTGACAACATACATTGGCTGAAAGTTATATATGCTTATGTAGGGAGATTGTTGAAGTAAGTTTCAATCAGCACAATTTCGTGCCAATTAACTGAATAGGGGAAGGGAAATATCTTTCCTCTGAAAAGTAGCGCCGAAATCTTGGCTCTACTAGAATAAAAAAATCAGAACAAGTTGGGTAGACCTGTTCTGATTAGCACGTATGAGTGAATGTAAATTAACTCATACCAATAATAACAAAATAACAGCAAAATGACAAGGACATTTCACTTAATTGTGAGGTGTCCTTTTTGTGCGCTTAGAAAGTGAGGTTTTACTATGAATTTTATTCAATACATAAAGCAAGTGTGGAAAGCTGGCACTAGTGGCGGTACTCCATTTAGCCCAGACAGACTTAATCATATGGAGGACGGAATTAAGAATAATAACAATATGATAAGCGAGCTAAACAGTAATATCGGTAATGAAGACATTGAGGGTGTTTTCAATTATCTTGGGCTTGAATTTGTTATTTATCGTAAAAACGGAATACGTTATCTGCATTCAAGCGGCAGATTGACACAAGCATTTCCTACTCAATGGACAACAATAGGAACTATTGAAAACATTGTATATAAAGGATATGGACATATAATATGCAACACAAGTAATATAGCAATTAAATTTATTTATAATAATGGAGTATTAAATGCCTCCGCAACAGGCACTACAAAGGCAACGGAATATGCGCAAGATAGTTGTGTACTTGTTTAATATTATACAAGTGAAAATTCAATTTTTTCCTATTGGAATATTAGTTATATGTTTATTGAAGATATTATTGTTTAGCTCGCTTATTATATTGTTATTATTCTTGATTCCGCCCTCGATATAATTAAGTCTGTCTGGGAGTAAATATATAGAAAAGAGGTAATTGAATGATAAGTGCTGTGATTATTGAGGGAGTAACATTCCCAGTAGCTTACAACGGCTACACATATAGCAGAAATAAGATATGGTCTAAGAATACAGGAAGAAATGATTATGGTGAAATGGTAGGCACAATCGTAGCTATTAAAGACAAAGTAGAGCTTCAATTACCGCCACTCACAGGAGAACAGGCGTTGTTGCTTGATAATGTGATTAGTGATGAAAATAACCCATTCCCAACAGCACAAGTCCTATTTTTAGGCGGTCAACAAAAAGAAATGACAATATACACAGGAGATGTGACATATCCGTATCTCACAAGAGCAAAGAATGAGGACGGATTAATAGTCGGAGCAAAATTAAGTTTAATTCAGAAATAAGGAGATTAGCTATGAAAATAACAGGAAATGAAGTTTTAGCACATTATGAAGCATTAAGAAACGTAGCACAGCTTAAAATGGGTGGCAAGTTAGCAGTTGTCATTATGTCTGACATTAAGGCATTAGAACCACACTTTAAAGCGGTTGTAGAAACGATAGAAAAGATACGCAAAGAAAATAAGGAAAATAACGATAAGATAAAATCAGAACTTGAAGAACTAGCAGAACAAGAAATAGAAGTATCTGAATACACAAAAGTTGACATAAGTGCATTTGATAGCTGTGAAGCTATTGAGCCAGCACAGATTATTGCACTTAGCTTTATGATTAACGATTAATCAGCAGAAAGGAGCAACCTAATGAAAAATATCAATTGGGGTGCGAACTTCAACTTACTGTATGCAAGATATTACAGTAAATATTTAGTTGACGGAAAAGAATACAATCAGACACTTAATGAGTTTAAGTACAGTAATATAATTAATCCGAATAATAACATTTCTATAGGTAACACTTGCAGTAGCAGTGTTACCTTTTCTATTTTTAAGCCAGAAATTACGCTTGAAAATAAGGATATAACTATTTTTGAGGGCGTTAAGGATAATAATGGGATTAAATATGTGCAAATAGGCATATTTACTGTAACTAAAGAAGAAAGCAATGGCGAGTACACTAAGTACGCAGCTTATGACAAGCTGTACAAGGCTGAAAAAGGTTATTTTTCTGAATTGACTTATCCTAGTACGGATAAGGCTATTTTAAAGGAAATTTGTACAAAGTTAGGCATAAAGTTAGCAACTAGCATAACAACCCCACATACAATCCCAGAAAAGCCACAAGGCTATACAATGCGTGAAATTATCGGTTATATGGCTATGCTACAAGGCGGTAATGCGGCTATCAATTCCGACGGAAACCTTGAAATTAAATGGTACAAGGATAGCGGATATGTGCTTGGCGGACATCAATACTATCAACAGGGGGTTACTTTTACTACTAGCAAGGATTTTACGATAAGAAAGCTGACTTGTAATAATACAAAGTCCGGCGATAAGGAAACTAGCACAATCACTAGCGGTAGCGGTGCAACTGGGCTTAGCTTTGCTAACCCATTTATGACGCAGGCAATTCTTGATGAAGTCTATGAAAAGATAGGTGGCTTTCAATTCAGACCGCTTACAGTTAAGTTTGTCGGTGACTGGCGGCTTGAAGTAGGCGACATTATTACTGTTAATAAGGGCGGCGTTGATTACAAAGTGCCTATTATGCAGATTACACACGAATGTGACGGCGGCTTAATGGATACTGTTACATCTATAGGTCAATCTGACACAGAGAACAGCAATATAGCTAGCGGTCCGATAACCAAGCAAATGGAACGATACTACGCCGATTTAGTCTTAATCAACAAGGCGGTTATTGAAAATGCTGATATAACTAATGCTAATGTTGAGAATTTAAAGGCGCATCAAGCGTATATCGACCAACTAAAGACTAATAAGATTGAAACTGTCACAGCAGATATTGTTAATTTGACAGCGAGTAAAGCTACAATTAATGAAGCTAATATTGCTAAGTTGCAAGCAGATTATGCACAGGTAGGCGTGTTAAATGCAGATGTAGCAAACATTAAGGTTTTAATGTTTGGTTCGGCGACAGGCAAAAGCTTAACAACAGAATTCGCTAATGCAGTTGTAAGTGTTATCGGCAATGCACAGATTAAAGATGCTATGATTGACAGCATAGCTGCGAGCAAGATTACAGCACTTGACCTTAATACAACTAAGTTTAAGGTTCATAGTGAAAATGGAATGTCTTATTGGCAAGACAATACAATTATCATCAAAGATACTGACAGAATAAGAGTTCAAATAGGTAAAGACGCTAATTCAGACTACAATATGTATGTCTGGGATAAGGCTGGAAATCTTATGTTTGATGCCTTAGGACTTACCGAAAAAGGCGTTACGAGAAAAGTTGTTCGTGATGAAGTTGTTAAAGATGACGCTAATATTAATGCAAGCAAGCTGGATATTGAAACACTATTTAATGTCATCAATAACGATAGCACCCATACACTTAAGAGTAACAAGATTTATCTTGATAACGAAAAGCAGACACTTAATGTCATTATGCAAGCTATAACAAGTAGTGCTGGTAAAGATTACACGCAATGGGGCGGTATGATGAAAGTTGCTAGTGATTTTATCACTAACAAGTTGTGGTGGACTGAAAATGTTGACAATGAAAGCATTAAGACTAAGTTTTCTACTGTTAATCAGAAGCTAGATAGCTACGAAATTACGTTATCTGACTTATACAAACAAACGAATGATAATTTTATGGTGTATACAGTAACAGCAACGCCTACAAAAGATAATTACCCTGCTGTTGATTGGTTTATACCTATTTATCCGTCAGATGATTTATTTCCAAGCGATAATCTTACTTGGACTTACAGCAATGATGAATATGCTAAACATTACGGAGCAATAGCATACAACGAAACAGCTCAAAAAACTTGGCGTTGGGCTAAAGATGATAAAGGTAATTGGAGCTGGAAAGAGGTATCTAACACGCAATTAGCCTATATGCTTAATCAAAACGCTAGTTTCAGAATAAATTTAGATAACATATCATCATCACTTTCAAGCGTGCAGACAAACTTAAAGAATAATTATAGCACGACTACAGCTATGAATAATGCTATTACACAGGCTATAACAAGCGAAAGCAACAGCATCAAACTAGAGGTGTCGGGAACTTATGCAACTAAGGATAGCGTAGCTAATACGCTTAAGAGCTACGCAACCACAGCTAGCCTTGCAGCTTATATTAAGAAAGACCCAGCAACAGGTGAGCTTAAGAGTGCTATAGAAGCTATTGCGGATACTATCAATATTACCGCAAGGGGCGGGCTTAATTTAAGTGGCAACAGGTTTACGTTAAGTAGCACAAATACCAGCATTACGGCAGACGGAACAATAACTTGTAGCAATTTGATTGCAAACGGCGGAAATATTGGCGGTTGGAAAGTGTCTAAGGATTCAATAAGTACAATATTTAAGCAGAATAATGACTTATTTAAAATTGCATTACAAATACCTGGCGATGTTACACCATATGTTTTTTCAGTTTTTCACGGAACTGAAGATGAGGGATACAGCAAAAGTCCTAATTTTTATATAAGTCAAACTGGTAAACTGTATGCAACTAACGCACAAATTACAGGAAGCGGCTATTTTTCATCTGGCACGATTGGAGGCTGGGACATCAGTAAGTCTTCTATTTATAAAGATTATGGCAAATATAGAACTTATATACAGGCACCCGCTAATTCCGAAGCTTGGGCATTCTCTTGCCAAGAAGAAAGAGATGGGGCATATTATGGCAATTGGTACGTTCGTGCGGATGGATATATGTATGCTTCTAAAGGTCAAATTGGCAATTTCTCAATTGATAATGGTATATTGTCGACATATCAAAATAATGGAATTAAAGGAATGTCAATAGACCAAAATTACATAAAATTCTATTCTTGGGTCGACGATTACGAAAATTATGTAGGTTCGATAACTACAACAAGATACTATACTAGCAATAATGAAGTAAGAAGAGCTTTAGTGCTCAATGCAGATTATGGAGATGTTGTCGGAATAAATTGTACCAAAGAGAAAACAGAAAATACGGAATACGAATTCGTTATAAGAATAAACAACGATTTAAACAAATCATTAGAGTTTTTTTCGCCCAATATTTCGATGAATGGCGGTTACCAAGACAATATTAAAAAACCAACGACACTTACAGTATATTGCTATAATCCAAATTCGGGAAAAGACACACAAAATGTCAGAATTACAAATACAGAGGACAGACACTACGAGAACTGCGAACTGTCAGTATATGGAAGTACATACATAGGATATGATTTGCGATGTTTCGGGTCAATTTATGGAACAATTGCTTCTGATTCAGACGAGAACGTAAAAAAAGACGTTCATTTATTGAATTCAGAAGACTCTTCTGAATTTATCTACAATTTAAAACCTTGCGAATTTAAAATGATTAACGGTACTTCTAATCGCTATCATCACGGATTTATTGCACAGCAGGTTAAAGAAACTATGAAAGATGACTGGGGATTATTTATCGATAAAAAGATTAATAATGATAACTACGAAACACAAGTCTCAGACGAAAACGGAAATACAACTAAAGAACTAACAGCAAGATACGCATTACGCTATGATGAATTAATAGCGGATTTAGTTGCGACTGTACAATCGCAGAATATGCGTATTAAAAAATTGGAAAAGCAATTAAGCAATTAAGGACATCTTCGGGTGTCCTTTTTTAATGCGAATTAGGAGGTAAAACACAATGTTAGACATTAACTCATCAATTCAGAAGAACGGAACATTATCTGTTCAAAATTCAGACGGAACACTTAAACAGGTGGCTTATCTGTCAGCTACAATCAGCGAAAGCGGTACAGTTAGTATGTCAGCCAGCTTTAATGATTTTGCGGCATACTTGGCGAATGATATAGCACTAGACAACGAGCTTAAGAGCTTTCTTGATGGCGTTAAAAATACTTACAAGGCAACATACAGCACAGAAGATAACACAGTTAGTTCAGATGCAACAGAAACAGTAGAAAGTGAGGTATTTTAATTATGATTAAATGTGGAGATTTTTCAGCGTGGAATGGTGTAGTTGACTGGAACAGAGTTAAGGCGGCAGGACTTACTCACGCTATTCTTAAGGTTATCAGACGTGATTTTGGCCCAGATAAGCAGTTTGAAAACAACTGGAAAGGCTGTCAGTTAGCAGGCGTGCATATTTGCGGTGTATACAACTATGTTTACACACCGACAGTAGAAGAAGCTATTGCGGCGGCTAAGAGAGTGCTTGAAGTGCTTGACGGACGTAAGGTAACTGTCTGGATGGACGTTGAAGATACTTGTATGCGAAACTTAGGTTCAGAGCTTATCGACATTATCAAGGCTTACAAAGAGGTTATTGAGGGTGCAGGATATGACTTCGGTGTATATACTGGCTTATCATTCTATGGCAGTTATATCAAACCATACACAAACCCTAGCGACTTAGATTGTCCGTTCTGGATAGCACGTTACTACTTAGGCTATGATGAAATGCAGTTAAATGATGATGTTAACGCAGATAAGACACCCAGTATCGACCATTATCTTGCGGGGTGGCAGTATACTTCTAGCGCAAGAATTGACGGTGTAGACGGAGTTTGCGACTTATCAGAATTCTATGGCTTTCATAATGAAGAAGATAATACAGAAGATAACAGCGAAGAAGATAACACAGAGGATAGCACAGATGAACACGTATATGCTACATACGCCGCTTATACCGATAGATGGTGGGGTGAAGTAGAAGATAGAGAAGATTGGGCTGGTGCAGGCGACAATAAAGCTATCACGGCACTTATTATCAAGGTTAGCAGAGGTTCAGTTAAGTACAGAGTTCACTTAAAGGGCGGAGATTGGCTTCCTTATGTTACTGGCTTTAATTATGACGATTACGATAATGGCTATGCAGGTGACAAGAAGCACGAGATTGACGCAATAGAAATCATTTACTATACACCAGAGGGCGAGCCTTGGAAGTATGCTAAGTATATGGTATCTGTATTTAACAACCGCAACTTCTATCCAGAACAGGTAGATGATGAAACATCTAACGGAATGGACGGATATGCAGGCGTTATGGGTAATGCAATCGACAAGTTCCAGTTAGTTGTCGAATAAAGTCGAAATAACACGACCGAAAGTATTTGAAATATACTAACGATAAATGTATAATAAACTTGTCTTTGAGAAAAGACCCTTAAACATTTTCAAGTTCTGGCAGGCGATATTGTTTGATTGGCGTTGGCAATATCGCCGCTACACTTGACACGATAGAACGTGTGTTCTATAATAATCGTATCGCTATCAAACGTGCAAGGGCAAGAGAGGGGAGTGCAGGTTTATGAGTAATGAGGAATACAGGCGAATAATAATAGAAACAGTCAATAGCTGTAATAATAAAAGATTTTTAAAGTTTTTATATGAATTAATTATATCATTCAAAAAGAAATGGGGCATTTAATGCCCCTCTTTCTCATACCAATAGGCTATATTGTCAAATATAGTTTGTTGATGTTCTTTATTAAGTTTCATTAACTTCTTAACACTATCCAACATTTTCTTATCTGACATTAAGTCGGGAATAATATCAGCATTATCAGTAGATAAATTATCTTCCCATCCCATTAAATACGATGGAGAAATATCAAGAATCTGTGCAGCAATCTGAATTTTATCACTTGGTATGTTTGTTACGGCATTGTTTTCATACTTATATAATGTCTGTTTAGAAACGCCCATCTTTTTAGCTAACTCTACTTGTGACATATTGTTAAGCTCTCTTTGTTCCTTAATCCTATCTCCAACAGTTTTAATCATTAGTGTTTCCTCCTTTCCTATCGGTAACTTGATTATAGCACAAAAAAGTTACAAGTCAAGAAAAAAATAACTTGACAAGTTACTTTTGCGGTGTATAATAAGAGTAACTTCAAAAGTTACGAAGTTGGAAAGGAGATGAGAAGATGGTTGATACAAATAAGCTTCGTGGGATTATTGCTGAAAACGGAAAAACGCAGACAGAAGTTGCACAAATGATAGGTGTAACACCCAAGACTTTCTATTTACGAATGCACAAGGGAGTTTTTGGCAGTAACGAAATTCAGATTATGATTGATAATTTGAATATTGAAAATCCTATGGAGATTTTTTTTGCAAAGAAAGTAACTTCATAAGTTACCACAAGACACATAAGAATTAGAATTTTTGATATTGATACAATAGAGAAGTGATGGTAGCGGTAAATAGTTACAAACTTTTATTCAAACATCATTAGTTCTTTTTGGCAGGGATAGCGCCCTGTTCGTATCAAGTGTGAATTACCTACCGATTGGCAGTTTTGTCTTTAGCATATTTATTTAATTCTATTGATATAGAAATAAGAGCGTACAGGGTGCAGAAGTCTACGTCACAGAAGTATGAGCCGACCACTGATACGCACAATGCTATGACAGTATCCATACAATCTCCTTTTTGGAAAATGTCTACCATCACTTCTCTATTGTATCAATAAACATAAAGTTCTACAAGCTACAACAGATAGAAATGAGCAAAATTGCTCAAATGTGCCTTAAAAGGAATATATCACACATTGTTAGAAAGGAATGTTTATGGAGTTACAGATTTTTAACAATTCAGAGTTTGGAGAAATCCGAACCATTACTAAAGATGATGAACCTATGTTTTGCTTAGCTGATGTATGCAAGGCATTAGAAATATCAAATGTAGGAAATGTTAAGCAGAGGTTATCTGAAAAGGGTATCCATACTGCGGATACCCTTACAAATGGCGGAATGCAGAAGATGATATTTATTAGCGAGGCTAATCTTTACAAGACAATCTTTCAGAGCCGTAAAGAAAGTGCAGAGAGATTTACAGATTGGGTTACAGGAGAGGTGCTTCCGTCAATCAGAAAGACAGGCAGTTATCAGAAAAAGTTATCCCCACAGGAAATGATGAGAATACAGCTAGGTATGTTAGATGATGTGTCAGACAGAGTGTCTAAGTTAGAAAATACAATGAACATTGATTACGGACAGCAGAAAGTACTTAATGACTTAGTATCAGCAAGGGTAATAAAAATCTTAGGCGGTAAAAACAGTAACGCTTATAAGGAAATAAGCAGAAAAGTATTTGCAGAAATTAATCACGATTACAAGGATTATTTCAATGTTAATTCAAGAGCCAACACACCAAGGCTTAAGAATGAACAGGCAGTTGAATATATTAAAAACTGGATGCCAAGCACTAACACAATGATGTTAATAAAAGATTGCAATGCACAGATAAACTTAGAGAGCTGATGATTAAGCGGAGGATTGTTTTATGGAAAAGGAAGTACAGGCAACACCACAGTATAGCATATCAGTAGAAGAACTGATTGCGGAAAGAAACAATTTAGAAGTCTCTATTGCAGCATACAAGAAAGCTAAGAGAGACAGCAAGATAGCTGAATATTTATGGATTTTATCAGCAATATTATTTATTGCGCAAATGATATTTCAGCTTATTAATTAGAAAGGAGTTTTAGCAGATTGATATTTATTATTTCTGAAAAAGGCGAACAGATTAATGAGGTAGAAAAACTTGAAATCCTGGCACACATTGGCAGAAGAACAAGTTACCTCTTAGGAAGAAATAAGAATTGTGAACTCTTAAGAAGAGTAGTTGTAAAGGACATTTTAGGGCAGTTAAAGCACGAATACGGGTGTGAGTTAAATGAACTGAAAAAGAAGTACATAGCAGACACTCACGATTATATCGACTGCTACGAACTGCCTACAATAATGAAAGAGAGATATAAGCTATGATACAGGGTTTTATGTTGGGTGTTGTTGTCGGAATGATACTAGAAACTATATGTATTGTAGTTACAACATTAAAGATTAAAGCAAAAGAAAGGAAAGAACAATATGAAACAGGTAAACGAGAAAGTAATAACAGTACAGGATTGCATTGATATGTACGAGAAAAAGGATATGTATACAGTTATTGACGGCGGTAAAGTTGTTGGATTTGTAGAAAAAAGAGAGGAGAACTAAAGATGAAAGAGAGAGATAACAATATTACAGTTTTTGGGTTAGTTGCAGAAGAGCCAGCTTTTAATCACGAAGTTTTCGGAGAAAAATTCTTTAAGATGATGGTTTCGGTTAATAGAGTTAGTGGAACAGTAGATACACTTCCTGTTCTTATATCTGAAAGAATTGTAGATATGAAAGAATTAAAAACAGGTGCTTGCGTAATGATTACAGGAAAAATAAGAAGCTACAATGAGCATATAGGTGAAAAAAGCAAGCTGATATTAGCAATCTTTACCGAAGTTATAGAGATATATGAAAACGAGGCAGAACTACCTTTTAATAATGATGTAGTTCTTAGAGGTTTTATTTGCAAAGAACCTATATACAGGGTAACGCCACTTGGAAGAGAAATAACAGATGTTCTCATAGCTATTAACAGAGCATATGGCAAGTCGGACTATATACCTTGCATAGTTTGGGGCAGAACAGCTAAGTTCGTAGGTCACTTGCCAGCAGGAACACATATAGAAATGACAGGTAGGTTTCAGTCAAGGCCTTATACAAAGAAGATAAGCGAAGATGAAATTGAAAACAGAGTAGCTTATGAGGTATCAGTAGGCAGAGTTGAGATTATAGAGGAAGAGGAGAATGCTGATGAATAGTGATGTTACAGTTTCAGAATTAGCTAGTATGGCAGCAGACAATGAAAAGCGTTGTCAAGTATGACATCCAGTCCAAGGTGTTATATTTGACGGCACATTTGATGAACTTGACAGACGGCATTATCTTGCGGATAAGACAGTTGATAACTTCTCAATAGAAGATGATGTGTTCGTTATGAATATATAAATAAGGAAAGGATATGTTTATGAAAAGAGCAGTTTTAAAAAAGGTAGTACTTGAAAACTTTATGTGCTACGCACACGCAGAGTTTGATTTTTATGCCATTACAAAGATTACGGCTAAGAATGGCAAGGGTAAGTCGACTATTGCGACAGCTTATCTGTGGTGTCTGTTTAACTGTGATTATGAGCTAAAGGATAATCCGGTTGTAAGAAGAGAGGTTGGCGGAAAGTCCGTTGATGATATGGACACAAGCGTTGAACTTACACTTGATGTTGACGGAAAAGAAATAACTATGAAGAAAGTACAGAAGCGTACTTACAGCAAAGATGGCAGCAGTTATAAGGACGATAACAAGTACTTTATTAATGATGTGCCTAAGACATTAAAGGATTTCAACGCATATCTTGATGTGGATATGAATGTATTTAAGATGTGTAGTAATGTGAACGCATTTCTTAATCAGAAACCGGCTGAAATGAGAGAATACTTATTTGGTTTAGCAGGAGATGTTACAGACTTTGATATAGCTTCACAGAAAGCCGAATTAGCGGAGTTAGTTCCTTTGCTTAATAAGTATACAGTTGAAGAGTTATCCGCTATGAGTAAGGCTGCCAAGACCAAGATTACAAAGGATTTGCCTATTCTTGACGGACAAATTAAGGAAAAGGAAAGGGATATACAGCTTAAACAGGCTATTGAAGTATCTGACCTTGAATTACAGAAGAACAGCCTTAAAGAGCAGATTGCTGATTGCGTGGCAAAACAGACCGACAATGACAAGCTGATGGCTGAATATGACAATGCTAGTGCTAATATTCTCAGCTTAAAGTTTGAGCTTGACGATATTCGCCGTAAAGCCAATGAGGAAAATATTAAGGCTAGAAGAGATATTGAGAACAAGATTTCTGATAAGCAGTTTCTTGTTAGGCAGACAGAAAAGACTATTACTGATACAGAAAAGAACATCGAGTATCAGCAGAATGCCATTGATAGCATAAATAGGAATTTGCAGAATATAAGGGATAAATGGAAAGCAGAGAATGAGCGTAAATTTGACGAAACAAGCCTTATTTGTAGCTATTGCGGACAGGAATATCCCGAGGATAAGAAAGAACAGTTAAGAGCTGATTTTGATAGTCACAAGGCAGAAGAATTAAAGATTATCACAAGCAATGGCAACCTTTTTAAAGACAAACTTGATAAGAATAAGAAGATTCTTAAAGATTTACAGAAAGAGTTGCCGCAACATAAAGAAAGCCTTGAAATGCTGAACACAGCTATTGCAGACCTTGAAAAGCAGTTATCAGAACTTCCACAGGAGATTGATGTATCAGCTACAGAAGAATACAAGGCAATTGAACAGCAGATTGCAGAAAAAGAAGAGGCTATGCACAAGGCTAATGATATTTCAGCAGTTAAGGCAGAATTAAAGGCACAGGAAACAGCTTTAAGGCAGCAGTTAGCAGAATGTGAATCCGAGATTGCAAAGTCTGATACGGCAGCAGACGAACAGCGACTTGAAGAATTAAAGCAGACAAGGATTGATTCTGAACAGAATAAGGCTAATGCCGAGAAAATCCTTGATTTACTTGACGAACTGGATAAAGCAAAGAACGAAGCCTTAACAGAAGCCGTAAACAGCCACTTTGGGTTAGTTAAGTGGCAGTTGTTTACTTATACAAAGTCTGGTGGTTACAAAAGTTGCTGTATACCAACAGTTGACGGAAAGAGTATTTTAACAACTATGAGCAACAAGGGTAACAGGATTTTAGGCAGAGTAGACATTTGTAATTCAATTCAGAAGATTAGTGACATATCAGTGCCTATTATCTTAGATGATTCTGAAAGCCTTAGTACGGATAATCAGAAGAAAGTTGCCGAAATGGTAAATAGCCAGTTAATCATGCTGATTGTTAATGATAGCGAGAAATTAGAGATTGTGGAGGGATAATATGAAACTTTATTTTTACAAATTGAATACAGATGAAAGACACGGAAAAGTAGGAATTACAGTGCAGGTTTGCGAAGCAGAAGAGAAACCTAAGACATACAAGTCTGTTGATAGAATTTTTCCAAACTACTTAAGTACAGCAAGAAAAGATGATGTTGGGCGAATAACTGATTTTGACCGCATGTTTCTTACAGAACCTAACTTTGAGTATGTCAAGGATAAATTTAAGAAGCGTGCAGAATCAAGGATTGCGCAGGCAAAAGAAAAACTTGAAAGAGAAGAAAAGGAATTAAAGATAATTGAGGAAAGCGAGGAATAATTATGGCAGAGAATACAGCAGTTGCGGAAAAGAAAGCATTTACCACCTCATTAAGTGAGTGGAGTAATACAATGACAGGACTTATTATCAATGATTATAAGGCTGTTGGAATGGATATGGACGATTACGCAAAAGAGTGTGCTATGGAAGCTATGACAAGCATATTTAATCTTGTTAAGAATGACCCTAAGATTGATATGAGAAACCTTGATACAAGTAATTTAAGGGGCATTGTCAAGCGTTGTGCAAGTCTTAAACTCAATGCTAGCGCATACCCAAGGGAGTGTTATTTTCAGCTAAGAAATGTAAAGGTAGGAACTGACCCACAGACAGGAAAAGATATATGGCAGAAACAGGTTGAAATGGGAATTGAGGGAAACGGCTACGATTCTCTCTTATCCAACTATGGAAAGAATGTTGACACAGTTTATCCATATTGGGTTATCAAAGAGGGGGATGTGTATATTCCACCTAAACACAAAGGGCTTTCGATTACAGAACCAGAATGGGAAGAAAAAGGGTTATCCGATAAGGCGGTAAGGGTTGTATATCCTGTTAAGTTATTAGACGGAACGGTTACATATCTTTCTGCTGACAGGGATAGTGTTAAGGTTAATCTGTTGGCTCATGTAAAGCAGAATATGATGAACAGTACCTTTGGAGTATGCGAGGATAGATATAAGGCTACGCCAAAGCAGAAAGCAGAAATTAAGGCTAAAAAAGACGAGATACTTAATGCTTTAAGAGCATGCAAGACAGTAGATGAAATGCTTGAATGTGAAATTGCAAGACCATTCATCAGCGGTGCTTGGCTTGATACGCCAGAGAGTATGATTCAGAGAAAAATGTGCAACAACGCTACAAGGAAATACCCTAAGAACTATGACCCTATGGCTAGACAGGCACAGATTGAAATGGACGAGGTATATCAAGTTGCACAGGCTGAAATTGCCGAAAATGCTAATTTTGTTGAGTTTATAGAAGATAAGGCAGATGTAGTTGACACCACGGCAACAGAAGCAACCGAAGAACAGACAGAAGACAGCACATTACCGCCATTTATGCAGGCAGAATAGGAGATTGAGTATGAGAATAATTTCACAGGACGGAAGAATTGATATTCCATATGATTATTTTACATTAGCTACAGCTGATGAGAAACATGGAGCTTTAGAAGTAGCGAGTATCTATTGTCGAAATTTTTCGTCAGATAGTGGTGCAAAGTTAGCTGAATATTTAAGTGTGGAAAAAGCAATTAAAGCTATAAAAATGTTGACGGAAACGCAGAAAATGGAGTCAGTAGAATTTGAAGATAGAATTTATCATAGAAATTTAGTTTTTCAATTCCCACAGGATGATGAAATCGAGGTGTGAGTATGAGGTTAAAATGTTTAGGCTCATCGTCAGCCGGTAATTGCTATCTGCTAACTTCCAACAACGGAGAAACACTTATCCTTGATTGCGGAATCGGCATTAAGGAGATTAAGAAAGGCTTGAACTGGGATATAAGGGGGATAAAGGGCGTGATTATAAGTCACGCCCACCTCTAGACCATAGCAAGTCATTAAACGAATTTAAGGCTATGGGAATACCGATTTATGCACCATATATAAGCCAAAAACCAATGGCAATCGGTAGTGGTGCTTTCAGAATACAATCGTTTGACCTAACAACAGTAGATGGCAGGTGGACACATACTAACGCAGATGGAACGGAATGCCATTGTTACGGATTTTTGATTACGCATCCCGAAATGGGTAGATTACTTTATATAACCGACACAGAGCTTATTAAGTGGCGTTTTAAGGGCATAAATCACATCCTCTTAGGTGTGAATTATGACAAGGATTTAGTTGATACTGACAATCCGAAAGCTAATCACGTTTTCAGAGGTCACTTATCCATTGATACCGCTTGCGATTTTGTTAAGGCAAATCATTCGGATATCTTGCAGAACGTGATTATGTGCCATTTATCAAGTGAAAATGCTGATAAGGATAGTTTTATTGCCAAGATGAAAAATGCTGTAAATGGGGCGAATGTGGACGCTGCGGTTGCAGGGAAAAGTTGGGATTTGAAAAATCCTAGTGAATGTCCGTTTTAGAGAGGAGTAAGGCAATGTTAGTTGTTTATATTATTTGGATTATTGGAATATTCATTGCAACAATTGGAGACTATGAAAATATTGCAGTAACCCCAAAGCAGGTATATGAATGTACAGACCTAAATATGTTTGCCTGCACTTTAGTAATCATAATAGGCTTTTTGTTAAATCCTTTGTTCTATATAGTACATTTTATCAGCTGGCTATTACACGTCGGCAGAAAGGAGCAGTAATGGAGAGATTAACAGATATAATCAATGGCTGGACTTTTGAAGAAACTATTAAGACTGCTGAAAGCTTTATGAAAGCTGAAAAGAATATATTTAAGTGGGATGTGTTAAGGCATTTAAGAGATTTTGCAGAGAATTACAGAGAACGGATAAAGGGATATCAACAGTTAGAAGAGCAGGGCAGACTTATCAAGTTGCCTTGTAAAGAAGCGTACACGCAATCAGGAGACATAGTATATCTTATTTATGATGATGAAGTGGTTGAGTGCACCCATTGCGGCTTAGGTATAAATCCTGTTGACGGAAAAGCATATATTGCGCTTGTGACAGATGAAGATATTTTCCCATACAGAAGACCTGTTCCTGAATACGATTTAGACCCTACAGATTGGTGTACAAATGCAATCGATGCAGAAGTAGGTGAAATTGGCAAGACAGTATTCTTCACAAAATCCGAAGCCGAAGCAAAACTGGAAGAATTGAGAGGTAAAGAAAATGAGTAAATTCCTTGAAAGTGTAAACAAGCGTGACTTTGATAGAAGAATATCAGAAGTTGTTGGAATGCTTGAGGAAAAACAACTCTACGGAACTATCAGTCTGATAAAAGATTTGAAATATTACCTTGACTTAGCCATAAAGGAAAAGACACACGACTGCAACTGCCAGCACAACAGCAATCCAAGAGACAATGAGCCTTGTTGCAGATGTGACAGCAGAATGACTAACACTGACAGAATAAGAAATATGTCGGATGAAGAGTTAGCAGAATTTCTTGTCGGATTTAAAAACGCATTCGGCGAGGAATACGAGGGAGAAGCTAGTTGTATGGAATGGCTTCAATCAGAAGCGGAATAGGAGAGCAAACAATGAGATTAATTGATGCAGATAAATTATTAGAACTGATAAAAGACCAGAAAGAAAGAGAGATAGGAGCATACGCAAAAGGCATAAATGCTGGTCTGAATATCATAAAGAGTATTATCAATGATGAAACACAAACTCCAACTGCCTATGATGTAGATAAGGTTGTGGAACATCTGGAAATGGTGAGGGATAACTATTCAACTGTAAAGCGTATGACAGCTACTAATGCTCAACTTGTTAGGCGGTTCATAGCAAAAGAAAAAGCAATGGATTTAGCAATCGAAATAGTAAAGGCAGGTGGAATAGATGGCTAAGATATTAAATAAATGCCCTATTTGTGGTGCAAGATTAGAATACTCGGATTTAATGCAGTTTTCTAAAGATTATCAGATTAAATTAAATGGTAGATTGTCCAAAAACTCTAAAAATAGCAGTGTATCTCCTATGGAATGTGGATTTATAAGTTGTACCTCTTGCGATTTCCATACTAACTGTGATTTAGAGTGCGAAGAAAACCGCGATATAAAAATATACCAGGAGAATGGAGTGTATATGTATGAAGATTAACGATAGATATTTATTTAAAGCAATAGATACCAATTCTGTATGGCGTACAGGCTTACTTATAGCTTTAAAAGGTAATAGATGTGCAATTGAAGAAAGTGACGGAAGCAAATGGGCGTGTGACGCTAAAACTCTTTGCCAATGCACAGGCTTGAAAGATAAGAACGGCAAGCTGATTTGGGAGAATGATATCGTCAATCTTGAAACTGACAAAGCTGTTGTTATCTGGGATAGGGCAGAATGGAGAATTAAGTGGATTAAAGATACTATATGGCGAAAGGATTTACATTTTTGGACTAATGAAGATGATTGGAAATGTGAAGTTATCGGCAATATATTTGACAATCCAGAGTTATTAGAAAGTGAGGAACAATATGGCGAGAATATTTAGAATTAGTGGCTATTTAGTTTCTAAGCGTGAGAACCCTTTAATTAAAGATGTGTATGATGACATAAGCTATACAGGATATGCCGAAAATTGGCAACAGTTACATATCGAACAGTCGGAAGAATTTAATCTTGATGGCGAAGATGTGCCGAACTGTGACCTCGCATTGCTCACAAGGCATTTTAAGAAAGACAATATCAGCACAGAATTTGACAGACCTTTACCTAAGAAAGGTGAGAAATACAGACATTTCAAGTTAGGCAAGATTGTTACTGTTATCGGTATTTCAAGGCATACAGAAACAGAGGAAATGTCGGTTGTGTATGAATATGAGGGACATATTTGGAATAGACCTCTTGAAATGTTTATGAGCGAAGTTGATAAGGGAAAATACCCGAACGCAACACAGAAATATAGATTTGAAAAGGTAGAAAGTGAGGAAAAGTAATGAATCGTGTAATTTTATGTGGAAGAGTTGTTAGAGAGCCAGAGATTAGATATTCGCAGACAGCAAGTGGAAATATGGCAGTTGCAAGATACACATTAGCTGTTGACAGAACTTTTAAGAAAGAGGGCGAACAGGCAGCAGACTTTATTAGCTGTATCGCATTTGGCAAGAATGGAGAGTTTGCAGAGAAGTATCTTCATCAAGGCACTAAGATTATCGTTGAGGGTAGATGGCAGACAGGCAATTATACCAACAAGGACGGGCAGAAAGTTTACACTAATGATTGCGTTGTTGAAAGACACGAGTTCTGCGAAAGCCGTACTAACCAGCAGAGTGGCAATAATGGAATTATGGGCGGTAACAGCAGTAATGATGGCTTTATGGCTATTCCAGATGGTGTAGCTGACGAGGGATTACCATTCAATTAAAGAGGTGTGAGTATGACAGAGAGTGAAGCAATAGAAAAACTGAAAAATATGAGATTGTTTATGCAGATTACAGACAAGAACAACGACTGCAAGTTTACAGAAGATGATTACAAGGCTAACGAAATGGCAATACAAGCGCTTGAAAAGCAGATACCGAAGAAACCTATTAAGAGCAAAAAACAAGCAGTTAGGTATGTTAATACATATTGTTGTCCGATTTGTAATTTGAAATTTACTGGAACAGGTATTGCAAAATGGTGTTACCATTGCGGTCAGAAATTAGATTGGAGCGATGAAGAATGAGACTAATTGACGCAGATGCATTTGAAAAATCGGTTATGTTTGGTGATGCGGAAGATATGCAAGATGTAATTTATGCATTGCGTGATTATCCAATTACCTATGATATTGATAAGGTTGTAGAGCGGTTGAAAATAGACTCTTCCGTAAAACTGTATGGAAGTGGCAACAGCAATAATTATCTTATTTCTCTTGAAAAGGCGATTGAGATAGTAAAGGCAGGTGGTAACTCTTGAATTATCAGAACATAGCAAGAGCCAAAGCAATTGAACAGGAGAATAGAAAGCGACTATTGAAGCTGAATCCAAAGCTGAACGACAAAAGTGGAATATATTTCTTACTCCGAGAAGATGAAAACGGATTTAAGTTTGCTTATGTCGGACAGGCGATACATACACTTAGCAGGTTGGCAAGCCACCTTGTAGGCTATGAACAGCACATAGACCTTAGTTTACGCAAACATAAGCTATATTCAGAGGATAATCCGTATGGTTGGCGAGTTGAATTTCTGAATTTTCCCGAAAGCCAGCTTGACGAGAAAGAGAAGTATTACATCAAACTGTATGCCGATAACGGTTATCAGCTTAGGAATGTTAGTATCGGCGGACAGGGAGAAAATCGTGATAGTGGTTCGATAGGCGAAAGAAAAGCACCAAAAGGCTATTTACAGGGCATACAGCAGGGCAGAAAGAACCTTGCTAGGGAATTATCCAATATTGCAGAAAAACATCTTAAAATCGAATTGAGAGAAGATAAGGCTAATAACAAGGTATCACAGAAACAGTATGAGAAGTTTATGGAACTGCTGAAGGAGGGGAAAGATGAAACCAATTCTTGATGTATGTTGTGGAAGCAAGATGTTTTACTTTGATAAAAGCAATCCCAATGTAGTTTTTATGGATTGCAGAGAGCTAGAAGATACCCTTTGTGATGGACGCAAGTTAGAAATAAAGCCGGACATTATAGGGGATTTCCGCAACATTCCTTTCCCGGACAATACATTTCATTTAGTTGTATTTGACCCACCCCATTTAATTAAGGTTGGTGATAATTCGTGGTTGGCCAAGAAATATGGAAAACTAACAGACACTTGGCCAAGTGATATAAAGAGAGGCTTTAACGAGTGTATGAGAGTGCTTAAACCTTGCGGAACGCTTGTCTTCAAATGGAATGAACAGCAGATAAAGTTATCAGAGATATTAAAAAATATAGATTACAAGCCTATATTCGGAAACAAAAGAGCTGATACGCACTGGCTTGTGTTTATGAAAGTGGGTGAAAGTGAATGACGATAGCAGAACAGTTGAAGGGAGCGAAGCAAAATGAAGATTTTAAGCAAGAAGAAATATAATCAACTCATTGATGATTTTGAGAAACTACAGGGAAAAGTAGAAGAACTCAAAAGAATAAATGAAAGTCTTGGGAAAAAGTTGGAAGATAAAAAGACAAGTTGCAAAATGAATAGTGGAAAGGACTTCTGCTTTAATTGTGCAAACTCTTACAGGTACAAGACATATTGGAATTGCACAGAAGTTGAGCGGTGCGGTTGCTTACTTGATGTTTCTTGCGAGAGCTTTGAAAGAAAAGAAAGGGAGTGATTCAGAGTGAGTAAAGCATACAGATGTGATGTTTGTGGCAAATTTTGTAGTGATTGTTATGAAATAAATGGTTTTGATATTTACCCTGATGATTACGCAAAAAGAGGCTATTCAAATGTTGATAAAAAGACAGTGATAAATGAAATATGCGACGATTGCTATAACGATATTAAGAACTACATTCACGATAAGGTATTTGAAATAGCCAAAAAGCGTGTAAAAAAATTCTATTAACTAAAAATCTAAGAAAGGAATAGGTTGTGCGCACATAAAACCGAGGTTTCCTTTTGGTAGATTTAGAATGAAAGTACATTGTTTATTTGAACAGTCAGGCATATTCAAGAATGCTTTCAAAAAGTATGGAATTGAAGCATATGACTATGACATTCAGAATGAATTTGGCGAAACAGACTATGTTATCGACCTTTTTAAAGAGATTGAAGGGGGGGGTATCAAGGCGAGCTGAGTTTATTCGATAGGATAAGTCCTGATGATTTGGTATTTGCGTTTTTTCCTTGCACTTATTTTTCAGACCAAAGCCATAGACACTTATGCTGCACAGCTTATCAATACAGGAATTACACTATTGAGCAAAAATGCGAGGTGTCAATAAAAAGGCATAGACAGTTAAGTCTATTTTATGAGATACTTAATAAATTTGTTATTGTCTGTCAGAGAAAACATCAAAGGTTAATTATAGAAAATCCATTAAGCACTAGCGGAATGCATTATTTAACACATTTTTGGTGCGTAAAACCCAATGTTATTGACAAAGACAGGACATTGAACGGAGATTACTACAAAAAGCCTACACAGTATTGGTTTATTGGTTTACAACCTAAGAATAATCTTATTTTTGAACCATTAGAAGCAGTTGAGGTTATGAAGCAAAGATATGTTACAAGCAATAATCCGTTGGGAGTAGACAGAAAAACAGCAAGGTCAATGATACACCCACAATACGCAGATAGATTTATTAAACAATATATTCTTGATGAAGAAATATGGAGAGGTAAACAATGAAAGACGAAACAAAGCAGGAAATACAGATTTTACTTGACCTACTCAAAGGCAGTCTTACAAGGAATGGTGTAAGTATGGCAACAGATAGAGAGGGTAACTTGATGTTCTTTGATACAGCCACTTACAACAGGAGCAAGGGTAAGGAGTTTGACGGATTTAGGGTTAATATTAACGATTTAGTAAAGTAACAATGCGACAGAACTTGAAGAGGTAATTATGGCAGGCAATTTTATTAAAATTGACAGAAAGATTTTAAAGTGGGAATGGTGGAGCGATATTAATACATTCAGACTTTTTATGTATATGTTGATAAACGCCTATTGGAAAGACGGAAATTATAAAGGCAAGATAATTGAAAGAGGGTCTTTCCCCTCTTCAATATCTGAATTATCAAAAGAAACTAATTTGTCTGTAATGGAAATTCGTACCTCGCTAAAACACTTACAATTAACAGGCGAAATAACAAGCAAAGCAACAAACAAATTCACGATATTTACTGTGGTTAACTACAATTTGTATCAAACGGATAACAAGCAAGACAACAAACAAATAACAAGCAACTTAACAAACAATCAACAAACAGATAACATTCTATTAACAAACTCTATATTAAAAGAAAGTAAGAATGAAAGAACGGAAGAAATTAAAAAAGACAAGAATATAGAAAAAGATATTGATAAATCAATATCCAAAAAGAAAAGTTATTATCCCGATGATGAATTACTTGATGAAGCATTTAATGAATATCTAACAATGCGTAAGAAAATTAAGAAGCCTATATGCACCGACAAGGCATTACATAGGGCTATGAATGCTCTCGAAAAGCTATCGGGTGGAGATAATGATTTGGCTATTAAAATTCTTAATCAGTCAGTAGACCATTGCTGGCAAGGGCTGTTTGAGCTTAAAGAAGATAATTCGAATAAGCAGGGCAAGAAAAATGTATTTGATGAATGGATGGAGGCGATGAAATGACAGAAGAACAGGTTGGAAAACTTCTAATGACGATACAGGCTTATTATCCTAACTACAATCCACCAGATAAGAAGATTACTCTTAATGCTTGGTATATAATGCTTGCTGAATATTCAGAAGAATTAGTTTTGCAGGCGTTAAGAGCTTGTATTGCAACTAATGCTAGCGGATTTGCACCAGATGTAGGGCAGATAATGAGCAAGATACAGACTATATCACAGCCGCAGGAACTTGACGGAATGACAGCTTGGGGATTGGTTAGTAAGGCGTTAAGGAATGGCACATATGGAGCAGTTGAAGAATTTAACAAGCTACCGCCGTTAGTCAGACAGGCGGTTGGTATTCCTGACAACCTTAAAAACTGGGCGACATCAGACTATCAGACGATAGAAACAGTTATACAATCAAATTTTCTAAGAACCTATGAAGTAGTTGTTAAGCGTGCGAATGAAATAAATCGTATGCCAGACAATATCAAATCACTCATCGAGAAAACGAATGTAAATTCGCACAAGGCTCAAATCGAGCAAAAATTCCAAAGAGGTATAAATACACTACCAACTAAAGAAAATGCCCTTATTGGTCAGAATATAAACACAGAGAACTATATTGAAGCACCTCAAGATATACAAGATAGAATTAACAGAATGCGAGGTTGATTTTTAGTGGAAATAACGCCAATTAGTCCACAAATGAGAATGTACTATAAGCGGAAAGAGGCAGGATTATGCGTTGAATGTGGGAAGCCTCTTGATGGAGAAAAACTTAAATGCAGAGATTGCAGAGAAAGAATTAATGCAAACAAAAAAGAACTTGCACACTGGTATCAAGATAATGGCATATGCCCTGAATGTCGGCAAAATAACCTTATGGGAGATGAAAGGGTTTGCCCTGAATGTTCTGCAAAAAGATATTCTCAGAGGATTGCTAGATATAATGCTAATCCCGAAGAGTTCAAGGCGAGAGATAGGCTTGAACAGAAAAAAATCAGAACAAGACGAGCTGAAAAAGGAGTGTGTGTTAAATGTGGTAAAGTTGAGGCAGATGCTGGGTATAAAACTTGTACAAAATGTCGTATTAAAGCAAGGAACGCAAAGCGCAATAAGCGGAAAGATTGTAAGGCTGAGCTAAAAAGAGAATGGGTTGCTAATGGCAGATGCTGGTTATGCGGTGAACCTGTTTTTAATCACACTAAGTTATGTGAAATACATTACAATAAATCCCTTGAATATGTCAGAAAAAGTGTAGAAGTGAGGCATAAAAATGAGCAAGCTAGAGCAAAGAAGATTTCAAGAACAAATGATGAGAGTTCAAATGAACAACAGGAAAATTAAAGAACAGAAGCAGATGTTCAACAGTGCAATGATAATAATTTGCTGGGTATTGCACGACAAATTCGGATTTGGAAGCAAAAGGCTTGAAAGGTTGATTGATGAGGTTAATGAGCTTAATGATAATTTCAATGCTGGATTAATAGAGCCTAATGAGCTTATTGAACAGTTAAAAGAAGAAACAGGAATTGAATTTAAGGAGGGTTAATATGGTGGGTTTTGCTACAGGCGTGGTTATAGGTTCGATAATAGGATTTGTAATTTGTGCATTATTAACAGCTAATAGTAGATAGAAAGGGTGCGGCTTTATGAAATTTTCGGATTTTACAAAGCCAGAGCTTGAAAGAATAATTGAAAATGCCAATTTTACCGAGGAAGAAGTGAGAATATTTAAACTTCTTTCTCGGAATTTTACACAAAAGGAGATTGCTTACAGACTTTCAATGTCGGTTAGGACACTTGAAAGACGTGTAAAAAGCATTAAAAGTAAAATTGAAAGGGTGTGAAGATGAGTGGAGTTAACTGACAGAGAACTATTGAACTATGTACTTGAAAATGGTATCATTTCCCGTGACGATGTTCAAAAGAAGATAGAAATGAACGAAAGAAACAAATTTCTTAAGGCACACGCCAATGAAGTATGGCAAGGAAAAGACAATAAATGGTATACATATCTGCCGGACGCTAAAAGCGGTAGAAAGCTACTTAAAAGGTCGACACTGGATTCTCTTAATGATGGGATAGTTGAATATTACAAGAAATTAGAGAATGAACCACTGATTAAGGCTGTTTTTCAAGAATGGATTGACTGTAAACTTGATTATCACGAAATCAAGAAACAGTCTTATGACAAGTATGCTAATAATTTTAATAGATTTTTTAACAGCGAAGTTTATCCAATGGCAGATAAGAAGATTAGGTATATCACAGAAGATGAATTAGAACGATTTATCAAGACAATCATTGCTGAATGTAGCCTCTCGCAGAAAGCATATTCTGATATGCGTATTCTTGTCAATGGCATTTTTAAGTATGCCAAGAAGAAAGGCTATACAAATATCAGTATCACACAGTTTATGGGAGATTTGGATTTATCAAGGCGAGCATTTACTAAGACAGCTAAAAGGAAAGAAGACCAGATTTATTACGAAGATGAAATTTCTGCAATTACAGAATACTTATGGCAGAGGTATGATATTCGTAGTTTAGGGTTACTGTTAGCATTTGAAACAGGTGTAAGAATAGGTGAGTTATCAGCTTTAAAATTTTCAGACGTTCATACAGTAGATTTAAAAGACGGAGTTAATAAGCACTATATTTCCATAGAACGTACAGAAATTAAGATTAGGGATGAAGATAGCAGATGGATAACGCCTGTTAGTGATTATCCAAAATCTGATGCGGGCATAAGAAATATAATCATTACAGATAAGGCTATGAAAACTATTAAAGCTATTAAACATCTTAATCCTTTTAGCGAATATATGTTCACCGAAAGAGGGGAGCGTATTAAGAGCAGGGCTTTTGATAAAAAACTGCAAAGGGTGTGCAAAGCATTGGAAATTAATTATAGGTCGGCACACAAAATCCGCCGTACCTACGGAACTACACTGTGTGATAATAATGTTAATGATTCTATTATTTGTGAAATGATGGGTCACGCAGATATTGAAACAACACGTAAATATTATTATTACAGCAATAAGAATGATAAAACCAAAGTGGAACAGGTTGCAAAAGCAATCAGTTTTTAGCAAAATGATTACAAAGTAATCAAAGTAATCATAGGAGAATGGCGTAAAGCAAGAAAATAAGCGGAATACAGGGGTTGTCAACGAAGTTCGATTCTCTCCACCCCTG